TGGGGGTCGGACAGGAAGCCGGGTTGCCGCCCGCCTCACGCACCGAGGCGGAGCGTCAAGGGATCGATGCCTCCAAGATCGCCAAGGTGGACGGCCCCATTCAGCCGCAGGATCTTCTCTCCCTGTCCCCGGACGATTACCGCGCCGTGGTGCGCGAGCTACGCCCCTATCTGGAAGCCGATCTGGAAGAGCGGATGCAAAAGGCGCTCTCCGCGGTCGCGGCCAAGGGTTCGCAGAGTGTGATCACGCCGGATGAGATCGACGATTACGGCTCCATTATCGGGACCAAGCGCGCCAACAAATGGCGCGTGGCGCTTCTGGAGGCCGAGGAGACCTACGACGTCACGCAAGCGGCGATCAAGATGACGCCGGAGGAGCGCGGTCAATACCTGACCTCGCTGGTTCCGACCGGGCGCATCGAGGATCTGGCCGACGATGAGCGCCGTCGCTTCGAGATTGCCGCCAATGCGATCAAGGGCATCAACACGGCGATCCAGAAGGACCCGCTCGGCTTCCTGACCCTGCACAATGAGAGCGGGCGGCAGGCGATGAAAGCCATTGCCGGGGCTCCTGCGGGCGAGGAGGGGCTTCCGATCCGTGAGCGCGCCTATGACGCGCTGATCAGCCTTCAGCGCCGTGAGGGCCTCCCCTTGAGCGACATAGCCATCATTGGCGAGGCCGGGGCGCAAAAGTTGGCCAACCAGCTAGGTGAGATCCGCTCAGGCACGGCCGCAAAGGGGCTGATCGAGCAGCTCGCCTCGACCTATGGCAGGCATCTGAACCGGGTCTGGGGCGAGGTGGCCAAGCATGGCGGACCGGCCGAGTACAAGGCGCTGACCACGGCGAACCGGCGCGGTCAGGATGCGCTTGTCGAGAGCTTCGTCATGGAGCGGGCCTCCGCCGACACGACCGGCAAGGACACGGCCAAGAAGACCTTTCTGCGCGAGCGTAGTGGGGAAACCCAAAAGGACATCGACAAGGCGGTCTCCGACGAGATCATCGAGTTCACCTCCGCCATTCAGGGCGGCGTCCATGCGGCGTCGGCGCGTGAGACCTATCACAGAGCCGTCTCTCGCACGGCCATGGTCTACATGATCCGCGACGGCAAGGGTTTGAGCGATGCCGTAGAGCAGGCCGCTGATGATCTGTTTAAGAGTAATGTCGCCGTCAGGAGCGGCGTTATTATCCCACGCACAGAAATTGACAAGAGAAGCAGTTATTTCGGGTCTGGAATTGAACATGGATTACCGACTCTTATTGGCGATATATCAACCGATATTTCTACCGTTCTTCCCGATAGTCCAGCCACTAGCCGAGGTTATGAACATCGGCGCTATATCGACAGCCTTAAGACAAATGGTCGCCTGATCACCAATGCCGAAGGCACGGGTGTTTATGTGATCGGCGAGAGCGGGGAATTCGTCATGGTCGGTACGCCGGGCGGTCCGCCAAGACGGGCTTTCTTCAGTTGGGACGAGATCGAGGCTGCTGGCAGGCGCTCGGCCGGACGGTCTTATCCAAAGCTCCAATATGACGAGCGCGGCATTCCAAGGACAGCCCCATAATGGTCTTCATCCTCCAAGGCGAGCCGGACGATCAGTTCCTGCCAGCCGTTAGACAGCCAAGTTTCGAGGATCTGAACCCCACATTCGGGGATTATGTCCGCACGTCCGGCGAGCAGACCTTCTCGCTCAACCCGACACAGCAGGCCCGTCACCTGTCACGTCTGGCCGATCTTGACGAGCGCCACGCCACGACCTTCGTCAACGAACTGGGCATGAAAGAGGTCGTTCCCGGCGGCCTCGACCCATCCGATCCGCGCGCCCGGCGCATGAGCGTTGACGAGGCAAATGAAAGAGGAGAGCCCATTGGCCTTCGTTTCTCAGAGCCGCCAACGCAGGGCCAGTTCGATTATCTCGCAGATCTCAAGCGATCTGAAAACGAGCGAAATACCATCCTTTCGAAGTCGCCATCTTTCGGCGCGTCAGCGACTGGCTTTATTGCTGACCTTGCAGCATCAGCCATCGATCCGCTCAATCTGGCTGTCGGGTTCGTTCCCATCGTCCGTGAGGCCCGCTATGCGCGCATGGTTGCTCAGCTCGGGAAATACCCCGCCCGCGCGGCAAAGGGCGCTGTTGAAGGCGCTGTTGGCACAGCCCTCATCACCCCCGCCATCTACGGTCAGGCCCAAGCGCTCCAGCAGCAATATGACGAAATGTCCGCCTTCATGGACATCACCATCGGCGGCGTCCTCGGCTCCGGCCTGCACCTTGCAGGCGGCGCTTACCTAGACGCGCGTCGCAAGCGGCTTGACGTGAAGATGAACGAGCGGCTGTCCCGGATCGTCGATCCTCAAGAGGCAGCCGAGGTCGCGGGCATGATCCCGAAGATGGACCGGCGTATCTATCCGGCCGCGGCCCCTGAAGAGGCTTCCATGGTTCAGGCCATGGGTGCCGAGACGCATTCGCGCGTGCTTGACGCCTCCACGCGCGCCATGGCGAACGATCTTTCGCCGCGTGTCGATGAGCTTTTGAAGACCGCTCCGGAGCTGCGTCCGCTTCAGCTCAACGAACAGCGCTTTCCCTCCACCATGCTGCTGCGCTCCGATTTCAGCGCGGCCGATTATACGGCGGGCACGCGTGGCACCGAGGTCATGGAAGCCTATGCCGCCGATCTGATCGGTGATGAACGCACCGGCATTCTGGCTGCACGCGCGCTGATGTCCCACTTCGATAAGCGCTACAAGCGTTTGAAAAACCTCACTGTCAAGGAGGATCACCCCATCGACTTTGCCGCTGAATCCGGGCCGCTTCTGGACAGCCCGGATCAGCGCGTTATCTACGATCCGCGCCCGGAGGTGCTGCGCGTGACGGAAGGGGCGACGCCGGGGGCCATTCTGCACGAGATCAACCGGGCCATTGACGCCCTGTACGAGAAGGCAGGCAACGAATCAGGCGGCTATCGCTACCGCAAGGACGATCTGCGCGGCCAGACGGCACACCGGGTTGCCCTGCGCGAGCTGTATCAGGCAGACCCGGAGCGCGCGCCGCAGGCCCACCGCACGCCGACGGAAGCCGTGGACGAGTTTTCCAAACCCGATCAGCCCGGCCTGTTCTCCGACACCGGACGCCGGGTCGCCGATCAGGCATGGGACACGGTGCAGGACGGTAAGGACAAGGATCTCGAAACCATCATGAAGGATGAGGAGATCGCCGCGGTCGAGAGCGTTGTCGCCAACACGGACGCAACGATCCGGGATCTGGGGATCGCCGAGCGCATCATTCCGCTGGAAGAGCGGCAAATGCTGGAGCGCATGGCCAGCCGTCAGGGCGCAGATCAGCTTCAGGGCGATCTGCTGTCGACCCTCGATGAAGCGCTGGAGGATGGCGACATCTCCGACGTCCTGCATGAAGCCAACGCCATCTTGAAGGACCCCGAGCTTCTCAAGGCCGTGATCCGCGGAGACAAGGACCTCGATGCCGCCATTGCCGAAGCTGCCGCCAAGCAGCCCAAACCCGAACCCAAACCCGAGCCGATCGAAGGCGAGGAACCGGCCCCGGTCCAAGAGGCCGAAGCCGATGCCGATCTCGAAGGCCCCTCCCTTGAAGAGCTGGCTCAAGGGATGCTTGACGACATCCTCGCAAAGCGCGAGCTTGCCGACTTCGAATCCCAAGTCGTAAGGTCCGAGCAGACCGAGCTGGGCGCATCCCGGCATACTGAAGACGCTGTCGACACCACCGAGGAGCTTGAGTTCAATGAGGCGCAGCGCGTTAGAGCACTACGAGAGGGGGATGGAGCTGCTCGGGGAGGCAAAACAGCACCAAGCAAGCTCCAACGCGAGGGGCGTCCTCTTGAAGAGGGCCTCTTTGCGCCTGCTCCTCGCCGAGATGGCCAGACAACTGGAGGAACGGGCGCTGCCATCGAACGCGAGAGAGGCGCAGGACGAAGTGACACGCAAGCTCCAGAAACGGCTCAATCCCTCGGATATGCTACAGTCACAAGACGGGTCATCACCCCCGATGGCTCCCTCGAAGCCAACGTCGAACCCACCATCGTCGAACTCCGGGACCTAGAATACGCCTCCGGACAGTTCCAGCCGCGCGATCGCACGCGGAAGGAAAGCGATGCCGAGATCATCGAGCGCGCCCGTGCGCTTGATCCCGAGCAGCTCATGCCGACCCGTGTGGCGGATGCGGGCGCTCCGCTGGTCATCGAGAGGAACGGTAAGCTGATGATCCTGTCCGGCAATGGGCGGGTCAAATCCATCGCCAAAACCTATTCCTACGAGCCGTTCTACAACAGGTCGCAGGCTTACCGGGAGCGTCTCGGGGCCGCGGCTGACGGTTTCCGTGCGCCTGTTCTGGTGATGAAGATCACGGATAGCATGACGGATGCCGAGCTGGTCCGCTTTGCCGACCGGGCCAATCGTTCGCGCATCGCGGCCATGTCCTCGACCGAGCGCGCCCGGCGCGACGCCGAAGCTGCGGGCATGACCATCATGACGCTCTATCAGGGCGGTGAGTTCACATCGAGCGACAACCGGAAATTCATGCAGGCGTTCATGCGCAAGGTCGCCACGGCTCAGGAAATGGGTGAAATGTCCAAGAACGGTGTGCTCACCAAGACCGGCGTCGACCGGCTGAATGCGGCCGTTCTGGCAGCAGCCTATGATGATCCGAGCCTGTTGTCGCTGATGCTGGAATCGACCGACAACAACATCAAGTCGATCGCCACGGCCTACCGGAATGTCGCTCCGAAGATGATGCAGCTCCGGGCCGAGATTGCCGATGGCACGGTGCGTGAAGAAATGGACTTCACCACCTATATGATCGAGGCGGCACACTTCATTCAGAAGAGCCGCGATGAGGGCGTCAAGATCAAGAATGCGCTGGCGCAGCTCGATGCGTTTTCGCAGCCGGACCCGACCGTGCTATGGTTGATCCGGAACTTCTACGATCCGAACCTGTCGCGCGCCATTTCCGCGCTCAGGATCTCCGAGCTTCTGGAGAACCTTGTCGACATCGCCCGGCAAAAACGCTCAGGCGGGTTTTTGGAAGACACCACCGGCCTTGACGACGTTTTGTCGGCCGCAGAAGGGAGACCTCTTTATGCCCCGGATGAAGCAGCCGAGCCCACTCTTGATGCAGGCGATGGCGGACGCGGCCCGAGCCGTAGCCGTGAAGCACCGGAACAGGCACTACCAGAGCCTCGCCAACGAGATGGAGAGCCGGGCACAGGTCGCCCGGTCGCAGAAGAGGTTGCAAAAGACACTCTCCCAGCCATCCCGGACTTCAACCCCGAAGCGCACCCCGGCCGCCTGAAGAAATCGACACTGATGCGCTCGAAGAAGGCCGAGCTTCAGGCCATGAATGAGGATCTGGGGCTCGATACCACTGGCAAGAAGCCGGAGCTGATCGATCGGCTGATCGAAGATTTCATGCAGAAGTCCAAGCCGGAGGCGAAGGTTACGCCGGAGGGCGAGCCGGTTGCGCGCTTTGAAGGGCTTAGCGATGAAGAGATCGACGCGCTTCCCGATCCGGCCGCTCCGGCTGAAAGCCTCGGCTAGCCGGATGTCGACGATCCCACTCGCACAGTGTTTTACGATTTCCTCGAAGGCACCCAGCCGATCAAGGGGTCCGGCAATATCGCCAAGACGCTTGGCGTCAACCCGTCGCAAGCCTACATGCTGCTCGATGAGGCTGAACAGGCGGGCTGGGTCACGTTGCGTGATGACGGCACATATCTGCGCATCCCCAAGTCCCGGCGTCCGGGACGACCTGATCTAGGCGATGAGTTCGCCATTGATTCCGTGGAGTTTCAAGATTGGTTTTCTGGATCTAAGGTTACTGATGATCAGGGGGCTCCATTGCGGGTCTTCCATGGAACACAAGCCCCAGCATTCGATACATTTAAGCTCTCTAATTTTGGCGAAGTCCCCGTAGCGTTCTTTTCTGATGATCCGAAGATTGCAAGTGGATATGCCATTGGATCTTATGTTAGCGATGGAGCAACAGTATATCCGGTATATCTTCGCATGACAAACCCACTAATTATAAAATTAAATAATAGAACGCAACTATTTGATGTACCACTCGAATTTTACTCAAATGACATAAATTCAAATTTTAACAAAGCATCGAATGAAATATCTACTAAGTACAGTAAATTTTTATTTAAATCAAATGTTCAAAAAATACTCAATAAATATGATACACCTGATAAATGGAGAGTTTTTTCAGAACATGCAGAATATATTGGAACAACTCCCGAGCAATATACTTCTGGAAGAGAGCTTTCCGATATACAGGCTTACAACACGCTTTCCAAACAAGATAAAATATTAATAAACAATTCTGCTGATGGAGTTAAGGGACTTGGGGACATTTTCTCTGAAGCGAAATCAAGTGGTCACGATGGCATCATCTTGAGGGGGGTTGTCGATGAGCCCGGCCCATCAGTTCAGAATCAATATATTGTCTTTGATTCTGAACAAATAAGAACTGCTATAGGTAATCGTGAAATCAGTTCTGATGAGTTCGCCAACGGCGCACCGCGCAACTACAATTCACCAAATCAGATTCGTTATGCCGAGCTTAGCAGGCAAATGGAGCAGCTCGATAAAGGCAGTCGGGATCTGGCCAATGAAAGACAAAGACTACTGGACCGTGAGGGCCGTAGAACGCCTGCTGAGGATGAGCGCCTGAACGAGATCAGGGCTCTGGCCCCGGAAATATCGAGAAAGCGAAAGAGCCTTAGTGCACAGCTCTCCGAGGCATCACGAAAGGTCGCCGACGAAACGCCCGCGCCGCGCGGCTGGGGGCAGGCTGATGGCGGCTTCGATCCGGAAACCCTCAATCGAAATCTTCAGGCCAATCTGGCCATTCAGCGCGCCATCGGTGATGCGTTGAAGCGCGTGCCGGATGTCATTCGTTTTGAGGTCATGAACGCCATGTCGAAGGGCGACTGGTCGATTGCGGGCATGTACACGCCGAAACAGCGCTTGATCCGGATCTCGCGCCAGCTCGGCAGGCGCACGGCGCGAGACGTGGTCAATCACGAAACCTTCCATGCCCTGCGCAACCTGCGCCTGTTCACCAATTATGAATGGACCCTCATTCGTCAGGCCGCCGAAGAAGCAGGCGGCATCCCTCCGGAGCGGCGCGCGCAATATGCAGCCTATTTCGAGGAGCGTGGCAGGCACATCAATCGTGAGGATTTCGACCTCGATGCCTTCATCAACGACAAGCTCGTCGAGGAGTGGGCCGCAACAGACTATGGCGTCTGGTCGGAAATCCGCGGCCGGGAGCGCGAGAGCTTCAAGGGTCGGCTCTGGCAGCGCGTCAATGACTTCCTTGAGGGACTGGATGCCGGGTTCAAGCGCTGGATCAAGCACGCCAAGGGCAAGGAGGGCGGACCGCAAGGCGTCGAGGAGATCTATCGCTCCATTGAGCGCGGCAACGTCGCTCAGCGCTGGCAGGATTGGGGCATGGGCCGTCCGGACGATAGCAATCCCCTGTCGATAAAATCCTTCGCCATCGACGATTTGGCCGACATGACAAACCGGCAGATCCGGGATCTGGCCGAGGACGACAGCATGGCCAAGGGCCAGAAGCGCATCAAGGCGGCCGAAGCTCTGGCCCCTTGCGCCAAGCACCATCTTTAGAAAAGTTTTTCCTTTATGGCAAAGAAAAATATCTCTCCGCAGTTCTGGCGGTGCATGGTCAAGGTGCGCCAGATCCTTGGCGAAGACCTCACCGATGCCGAGCTGAAAGAGCTGGCGGACAAGCTCATGGCCAAGGCCCGGCGCATCCGCGCCGAGCGCTATGGCATGACCGCTGATGAGGCGATCAACAAGGCGCTGAAGGACGGCATGGAGGATGAGCTGAAGACTGCGCGTCTCCAGCGCCGCAACAGCTACCTGCTCCAGAAGGTCTTCTATGACGAGCTGGGCCGCATCCAGACCAATTGGGCCGATCAGCCGCAAAATGGACTGGGGGCGACCATGGTCGGCTCCAACGTTGCCCGGCGCGGCGCGCAGCGCTCGATCGACGCCGACCAGAAGGCGCTCGGCAATGAATGGCTGGTCGGATTTGCCGCCGATGTTGAGAAGCTCGGCAAACTGAAAATGAACATGTATTCCAAGGGAGACCTCGATGCTGATATTTATCGCGCTCTGGAAGAAATGTACAAGGATAATCCCGATTACAGAAATATCGATCGGGATGCTCGCGAGTTTGCAGACATTATTTTTAAATGGCAAGAAGTCATGCGCGTCAATGCCAACAATGCAGGCGCTTGGATTTCAAAGCTCTCTGATTATCTCACGCATCAATCGCACGATGCTTACTCTGTACGGCTGGCTGCACGAAAGGTGCGTGGAACTCGATCGCTACGTGATTTCACCAATTACGACACGGACACGAATTTTGCTGCATGGCGCGATTTCATTCTGCCGAAGCTCGATGCTGAGCGCACATTTGGCGGCATCCCGGAAGAGGCGCGTGATGCATGGCTTCGCAAGGTCTGGCTGGCGATCGCTGCGAATGAACATTTACGCTCTTCGGATGTCTCCAACAACGGCTTCAAGGCCCCGTCGTCGCTCGCCAAGCGCATCACCATGTCTGAACAGCGCGTTCTCCATTTCCGTGATGCGGAGGCCCGTTTTGCCTACGACAGTATGTTTGGGCGCGGGGGCTCGCTCTTCGAGCGCGTTGCTCTTCAGCTCTATCATGCTGGCCACAATGTCGCGCTCATGCGCCGGTTCGGCCCCAATCCCGAGCTGACCTATAATCGCCTGAAGGACGCTGTTCGGCTGCTCGTCGAGGAAAGCCCGGTCGCACGGGACAGCACGCGTTGGGCGCAAAAGGAAATGGAGCTGGACGGCTATTTCGATGAGATCACCGGGGCTGCCCATATGCCCGGTGTCAGCCCGGTCTCAACCGCTCTACGCGGTCTACGTCTCATTCAAAATTTTTCCAAATTGGGTGGCGCGACAGTTTCCTCAATCGTTGATGTCGCCGTTGCTTCTTCAGAGCTGCGCTATCAGGGTGTTCGCGGCATGGATAACTGGCGAGCCCAATTCGATGCGGTATTTCAAGGATATGGCAAGCGCGGCAAACAGCGGGCCGACCGCTTTCAGATGGCTTCGGAGCTTGGGGTCGCTGTCGATACGCTGAGATCCTCGACATGGTCACGCTTCTCGGCCGATGATGCTCTGCCGGGCTGGATGGCCAAAGCTCAACATACTTTCTTCAAACTGAATTTTTTGATGTGGTGGACGGATACATCACGACTTTCCATGGCCCAGACCATGTCGCACAGACTGGCCCTCAACGCAACGCGGGCTCTGCCTGAGCTGAGCAGCGAACTTCAGCGCATGCTCAAGTTGTTCGACATTACCGCGGCCGAATGGGACCTGATGCGCTCTCGGGCCATTCAGACGGTTGACGGCAAGGAGTTCTTCTCCCCCAATGGCGCGCGCCGGATCACCGATGTCGAGCTGGCTCACATGCTGCACAGCGAAGGCCGGAAGCCGACGGACCGAGCCATCGGCGAGCGCCGGGATCTGATCCAGACCAAATTCCGCGATTATTTCTCAGCGCGCGCCGACTACGCCGTGATCGCCCCCGGACCGCGCTCACGCCGCTATATGACCGGACGGGCTGTCGGGATGCAGCCCGGTACGACGGGCGCGGAAATCATGCGCTCCCTGTCCCAGTTCAAGGGCTTTCCCGCCGCGCTTTTGGAAAAGGTCTGGGGCCGTGAGATCTATGGTCATGGCGAAAGCGGCCGGATGACCGACATGACCTCGTCGGGAACGATGGGGCTGGTGCGCTTCATGGCCTACTCGACCTTCCTCGGCTTCGTGGCGATGTATCTGAAAGCCTATCTGGCGGGCAGGCGGTTCAAGGAGCCCGAGGACCTGAACGATTACGCAGCGCTCTTGGGCGCGTCCTTCGTGCAAGGTGGCGGGGCCGGTCTTTACGGGGATTTCCTGCTCGGCCACGGCAAGGACCGCTTCGGTCAGTCGGCTTTCGAGGCGCTGCTCGGTCCCTCCGTTGGTGTGCTCTCCAGCAACTATTCGACCATGAAGAAGGCGCTGAGCGGCAACCTTGATGCCGAGGATCTGGCTGCCAGATCCTATTTTACCGTCAAGTCCAACACCCCGTTCGTCAATCTGTTCTACACGCGGCTCGCACTGGATTACCTGTATCTCTACAGGCTTCAGGAATTGGCCGCGCCGGGCTCGCTCAAGCGCACCGAAAAATCCATCCGGGACAATATGCATCAGGAGTTCGCGCTGCCTCCGTCCCAGAATTACAAGGCTGAAGATCTTACGACCGAAGATATTGGCCGCCTGCTCAACCCACTGGAATAGCTCATGTCACATTCTGCGCTTGGCGTGCGGGCCGTCTACAATGGTAGCGGCTCGACCGGCCCCTTTACGCTTGAAGACGCCGATTCCAATCCGATCCTGTTCGAGAACGATTCGGATCTGATTGTCACGCATATCGATACGGACGGCGTTCTTTCCGTCTTGACCATCACCACCGAATATACGTTGACCGGCGCAGGAACCGGCAGCGCGGGGACCTTGACGCTGGTCACGGCGCTGGCTGTCGGTGAGCAGCTCGTCGTCATGCGGGCAACGGCCCTGACCCAGAGCGTCGACCTCGTTCTCAGCGGCAGCTTCTCGTTCGAACTGATCGAGGATGGTCTCGACAAGCTGACCCGGATCACGCAGGAGCTGGACGAGCGCCTCGATCGCGCCGTGCTTCTGGCGGTCAATACCGATCAGGACCCCAATGCTTTCACCTTTCCAGAACCATCTGCGGGCGATGTCATTGGCTGGAACTCGGCTGGCGATGCGCTGATCAACACATCGATCCCGACGTTCTATGTGCAGAATGCGGCCCCTGCGACCACAGTTCAGGATGGCAGTCTGTGGGTCGACGCCGACAGTGCCGACCTTGATCTCTATCAGCTTTCAGGCGGTAGCTGGGGCGACACGGGCGTCAATCTGGAAGGCGCACAGGGTGATCCGGGCGATGACGGTCAGACCATTCTCTCCGGCTCCGGAGCGCCGGACGACGGAGCGGATGGCGAGAATGGCGATTTCTACATCGATACAGTTGCCTATGACATTTACGGTCCCAAGACGGGCGGCGCATGGGGGTCCGGGACTTCACTTGTCGGTCCGGCCGGGTCCGGGTCCGGCGACGTTACGGCCGCTGCCAACTTCGGCACCGACAATCGTCTCATTCGCTCCGATGGCACCACCAAGGGCGTTCAGGTCACCGGCATTACCTCCGATGATAGCCACAATGTCTCCGGCATGGCGACGCTCACCCTGCCCAATACCGGCTTGCACCTGCTCGACACCAATGCCTCTCACGATCTCATCATCGCGCCGGGCTCGGATTTGAGCGCAGACCGAACGCTGACACTCACGACAGGCGACTCCAATCGGACACTGACCATCGGGGCCGATTCCTCGATCTCCGGCACGGCTTATGTCTCCGGAGGCACCGATGTTGCCATTGCCGATGGCGGCACTGGACAGAGCACGGCAGCGGCTGCATTTGGGGCGCTGAAACAGGATGCCACAGATAGCGCAACCGGTGTCGTTGAGCTGGCAACGGCCGCTGAAGTTCGGGCCGCAACGACCGGCAAGGCGCTGACGACCGACATTCTCGACAGCGCTGCGGAAACCGTGGCGCTTTCCGATGCGGCAACCGTGGCGATTGATTGGTCTGCGGGTATCAACTTCACGCTCACCGTAACGGACAATCGCACGCTCGGGAACCCGACCAATGAAGAGCCGGGGCAGTGGCGCACCGTAGAGATCGTTGGCAACAACGCCACGGACCGGACGCTATCGTTCGGATCGGAATATGAGGTTGTCCCGACACTGGCGGACATCGACAGCACGAACAGCTACCTCATCACGATCTACTGCCTTGGAGCCGGACGGTTTCGGGCCTATGCCGATGCCGGGGGCGATCCGACGTGATCGATATTTTTCCTCAAAGAAAGCTAATACTGCCGAAACGGTTCCTTCCCGGCATGTCTCCGGGAGGGCTTCTTGCCGGATCGGCGCGCTACCAACCAGCCTCTTATGATTTCAGTAGCTCATCGGGGAGCTTGACGGCCACAGCAGCGGCGCGCGGAATTTCAGCGGGCGATCCGACAACCCAAATGGTCTTCAGTATTTGGTCAAAGGGAGCACCCAGTGAATTTCTCCACTATACATTTGGCGGCTCTATTCAAGAATATGTGGTTCTTCAAGTCTATAACGACGGATATATAGACTGGTTGGGCAATGACACGCCATCATCCACCCTTGAATGGGGTCGGGCCTGTGCATCGGGATCGGCTCTCTCTGATGGAAATTGGCATCATTACTTTTTTCGCTATGACAGCACAGAAGGAACGGCCGCAGACAGAATTCAGGTATATCGTGATGGATCATTATTGTCTGATTTTGATGCGGGGTATGCTGGGGATGGTCTTCCGGGGTCGAGTGAAGATTGTTATGCATTCCATGAAAATGCAAACCTTCAAATTTCATATGAAAATTATGATGCAAAACTTGCTTTCATCCAAATTATTCAAGATGCCGCCCCTGCTGTGACAGATGTTGCTTTTGATGATGGTGGGACGTGGACACACAAGACCTATGCAGGAAGCCGCGGAACTTACGGAATTTTCCTCGACGGCACCAATGGGTTCATCGATGTCGAGAACGATGTTGATTTTTCATCCTACAATGGGGCGACAGGCGTCGAACTGGATTTCGCCGATCTGCCTCCATACAGCGTTTAGAGGATAGCACCATGATTACGGTCATCAAAACGCCAACCGGGTTTGCCCGGACCGCTGGCAATCCCGTCATTCAAAGCCTTGACGGCACCAAGAAGGCCCCTTTGCGCGTTATTCTCCATCCAAGCTGGGCAGATGCGGACCGCGCCGAATACGGTGTCTATGTTGTGCCGCCCCCGGTTGTCCCGGATGGAATGGTCGCAGTCAGCGCCCCGATCTTTTCCGAAAGAGACGGCAAGGTCGTCGCAACGGTTCGTCTGGCTGACACCCCACCCAAAAAGACGACTTCTTCTCATGCCGAGGCTGCGCTTCATGCATGGGCGGAATCGATGGGGGTCAGTCTCGATGAAATCAGAGCCCTGCTCAGGGCAGCCCCGCCAGATGGCTCTCAGACGGCTGAGAAGCCATCATGATCAGCGACCTTCCGCCGAAAATCTGGCTACCTCCAAAGCCCGCAATCATCCGGCCTGCGCCTGTTCAGAAGGCCAGCTTTCTGCCCGGCTGGTTTCCGGCTCCTTATGTGGCGGCTGCGCCCGCAACATTCCCCGTCGTCAGGGGCCAGAATTTCACCGCAAATACTGGCGCTTCCGCATCGAGCGAAGCCATCCCGCTTCCTGCTGGAACTGCTGCTGGAGATCTTATACTGCTGTTCATGACGTGGTATGACGGTGGCGGCACGATCACGGATTTCAACGGAACAACGGAGTTATATGACATCGACGGTGGGTCTTCAACCGGGCAGGGAGTATGCGTTTACAAGACCGCCACAGGGTCCGAAGGCGGCTCTATTACCATTACCACATCGGCCCCAGAATTCTGGGGAGTGACAAGCATTGCCATTGAGGCGGGAACCTGGCAAGGGACGCCTGAATCCATGCTGGCATCATCAAACAATCCACCTAGCTTGTCGCCTTCATGGGGCAGTGCCAAGACACTATGGATTGCGGCGTGCCATAGACAGTCCGGAACGCCTTCCTCAGGGCCGTCTGGATATTCTGGGTTCGTTTCCAGTGGTGACACCGATGGCGATGCGGGGCAAGCGCACGCATACCTTGAGAGCGAAGCTGCCAGTGAAGATCCGGGGACTTTCAATATAGGCAATCACACAGCAACTATAGCCATTCAGCCAGCCTGAAGTGCGCTGCAAGTGCATCCCGCAATACCCGTGACCAGAATGGCGCTAGGCGTCACCCTGCTCCAGCCTGTCGATAAGCTCAAGCTTCTGCTTCCAGAGACCGTATCCATCAAGACACTCCTGAGATCAAAACGACTCCAGCCATATAGACCAACCGTTGTCCTGCAAAGTACATTTGCGGGAACAACACTTTGGGAAAACACAAAATGGCAATCATCGGAAAGGCAAAGCCGCGCTCCGAGGCTATCGTCTCTGAAGTGGCTAACCTCGTTGGCTGCGAACCAGCCGTCATTGACGCCATCATCAAGATTGAATCTCTCGGCGAGGGATTTGATCCGGCAGGACGCCTGATCATCCGGCCGGAAGCCCACAAGATCGATGAGTGCCCGTACATGGACGCGGCTGAGATCAAACGGGCGCGCGTCAAAGGCTTCATGAAGCAGCCCAAGCTGCCCGGCTACCACATCGATGCGACCAGAGCCGGAAATAAGGCGTGGCAGTGGCTCGATTCGTTCTCATCCGAATTCGGGGAAGAGGCCGCCTGCTGGATTGCCTCCTTCGGCGCTCCGCAGATCATGGGATTCAACCATGCCATCTGCAAATTCGATACACCCTCGCAAATGGTACGCGCCTTCGCCGAGAGCGAGGACGCCCAGTTCATTGCCATGGGCCGCTTTCTCGTGGCTTCCGGGCTCAGGGAAGCCTGCCGCCTGCGCAAGTGGAAGCAGATCGCCCGAACCTACAATGGACCGAAATATGCGCAGAACGCCTATGATGTGAAGCTGGAGCAAGCTTATGAATCTTCCAATTATCCCAAGGATGCGGGCGGAATCGCGCCGGTCGACGATGATGTCATCGAGTATGGCGATCGCGGTCAGTTCGTCACCGCTCTCCAGAAGCGCCTCCGGGAACTTGGATACTACGTTGACGCTGATGGGGATTTTGGCTCGGAAACCCGAGACGCCGTCCGGGCATTCCAGTTTCGGCAAGGCATTACTGTCGATGGTAAGGTCGGCCCTGTCACGGGACAGCGATTGGCAAACGCACCCGCTAAGCCCGCCAATACGAAGCCCGTACCCCAAATTGCCAAGGAAAGTAAGACCGTTCAGGCCGGAGCCGGAGTGGCCAGTATTGGAGCCCTCAGCGTCGGCGTGGCTGTTGCCGAAAAAGTCGCCGCACCGCCTGTCCCTCTCCCCGATCTCAAGGATGTCGACGCCGTCATCAAGACCTCTGAACAGGGCATCGCCCTCGCCTCGAAGATCCTCTCTCTTGGAGTCGGTAATGTCGTCATCGCACTCGGTGCAGGAGCGCTCATATTTGGAGCAATCGCTGTTTATCGACGAATTGCGGCTCAGAGACAAAGGAAGGTCGGATGATAGGATTTATCAGTTCAATCTTCGGGTCCATCCTCGGTAATCCGATGATGATCCTGATGGCCATCGGCGTCTTCTTCGCCACCTCATGGATCTCGGACATTCAGGGATTCTTTGAGCGCCGCAGCACTGTCCAGCCCTATGTACTGGCCATTCAGGAGCGCGATAAGGCCGTTGCCCGCAAGGATCGCATCACTAAGGAAGCCCTAACCGCACGAGACAACCATGTTCACGAACTCGCCCTCCTCCGCTCCGAACTGGATGCAGCCGAAATTGCCCGCAAGACTCAAGGGGTTGCTGATTGCCATTGGAGCGACAGCGATCTCCGGCTGCTCAACACTGGGGATTGACCCTCCGCCCGTCGAGCCCGTCAAGATCGCCGCTGTCTGCCCGCACCCAGCGACCTTTGCCAGCTACAAGACCTTCACCTACAAGACCGAGGTCCGCACTGGCGAATCCGCCTTCCAGACCGTCAAGCGCTTTCGGCTGGCTGAAAAGGAAAAGAACGACGCCGGGAAGCGTCTCTGGCGCGGCATGAAGCAGTGCCGGTCCAGAGACGCTCCTGCTCCCGAAAGCGGCGCAGGGTTTTTAGGTCTCAGCGCTATCGACCTCAGCTTCTAGATAGCCCATGAACATGGCGATGGCGACGGCTTGGGCCTGCGTCACCGCCCCCAGTTTCTGCTTGATCATCAAGCTGTGATGCTCAAGCGTTCGCTTGGACATGCCCATTTCAGCAGCCGCCTGCTTGGCCGCATAGCCATTGGCCTGATAAGCCAGCACAAGGGCCTGTTTGGGAGACAGGGGGCCACAATGTTTCACGCGAAACCGTCTCAGGTTACTTGGTCCGGCCGTACTGGCCCTCATATCGCTTAAAGTACGTAATCGCCGCCATTTGATGTCTGGGCAGCCCTGATCCAGCGGCATCGCTCACAACCTCTTTCACGAACAGATCATTGTCAATCAGGCGCAGCAAGCCCTCCAACCGGCCGACGGCAACATCCCTGTAAGTCCGGTCGTTGAGCAGGATGTCGATGGCCCGGATATGGAACTCCCGAATCGGCCGGATGTTCTTCCCGGTCAAAACGCGCATGATCTGCACGAATTTGGCCTCGCCGCGCAGATCCAGAAGATCCTTCATGGTCCCGATCGCCATCACCTGATCCGGCTTGCCTGCCTGATCTGGATAGAATGGCACCCTGAAGCCGATCTTCAGGGACGCCTTGTCGATGGTGACGGCCCAATATTGCTGGGCGACCAGCGCCGCCTTGTATTTCTGGAAGCTGGTCACGCCAAGACGCTCGGTGTTCCGGCCGACGAACGAGTTTGCGGCCGCGACCTGATCCGGGATCTCGGCGTGCAGGTCCATGGGCAGCAGATCGATGTCACTGCGCGTTGCCGCGGCGATCAGCGTGTGCTGGCCGTCATAGGCGCACTCGACACCGTTCTTATCCGGATAAATTGCCGGGGGCACGAACAAGGTCCAATCCCATTTACGCACCATCTTGCGAATCAGGCGTTTGGAGCGCGGCGACAGGGACCGCTGGAATTCCGGATCAATCATGATCTCCTCGGGGCGGCGAAACACGCGCTCAGGCTGAGAGTATTTCGCTTCATCCTGAATGATGTCTTCATGTAATGGTTCGATAGGACGCAATCTATCATCGTCCTGATTGACCACCTTCAGTTTTGTTACTGACATTTGTTACCTCTTTTTAAAGACAACGTCGCCATTAAAGCGACGCCAGCCTCGAAATCCACCATTGGATTTCTTTTTCAATCCCAATGCCTTCTGCATGACATTTCTGGATTTCTTGATAACGACCAGATCTTCTTTGGTTTTTGCCTGATGGCAATCCGGATAATGTATCGGCTTGAATTCCTTGAGAGTGTCCTTCCCCGTGATCGCGCGGGGGATGACATGATCGCAGTCCCACCTCTCCCGCACAGGGTCGATCTCCAGACCGCAGCGATGGCAGATACCGTGCTCTCTAAGAAAAATAGAGGCCCGCTGATTGTCCGTCAGGCTTTTCCGCGGATCTGGCAGGAACCACTTGTAGGCTTCCGTTTTTGTTCTGCCATTCACGGTAATGCTCCTCCACATCAATACCGACCTCAGACCAGATAAGATCAAAAACCTTGGTCGTGAATTCTATGAATTCTTTTTCGTCCATCTTCGTGAACTTGATGGATTTCGGCCATGCCGCGAAGATCTTGTGGCCGACAACCTTGAACCAGATCGGCCTGCCGCCCGAGAACTGGAAGACGACGCCCTTGGCGACCTTGATCGCGGCTGACACGGTCGGCCCGTCGGGCACCTCGAACTCCATCATCTGCATGTACCCGGCCTTCACCGTCAGCCATGCGCGCAAGTGCTCGCTATCGTCCGGCTGGAACGGGTGTGTCTCGAACGGCCAACCGAGATAAACTTCCTCCAGAAAGGCGAAAAAGAAATTGTGGTGCGGCAGAGAGCGCGGCTGGGTCAGCTTCACTCTCAGCACCGCACCGATCGGATACGACCGGAGGGCTGTCTCTCCGTCCTCATCTATCGCAGTGAGTGCCGCACCCCTGTTCCGAAGGAAGACCTCTTTCATCTCAGCACGCTAATTGTCCAGATAATTACGAAAAACAGGGCAATCCCAGCAAGTTGACCAAGCGCTGCTTCCAGCATTATTCCATCCAACTCACACATTTGTCAGAATTACAATGGCCGTGCATCGTCCCGTTGTGAAGAAGGAAGTACCTCAGGTTCGCTTTTTCACAAATCGGACAGAGTATCAGGCCAGATGTGATCTGCTGGCCCTTTGTCTGCCTGAGGACCGCGGCACGGGCGACCTCGATATTCTGAAGATCCCGCGCATCATCAGCGGGACGACGATCTCGTTTCATGGCCTCCACTCTCTAGAAGGGCAAATTGTCATCCAGAAATTCTTCAGATGACTGTTGGCCACCGCCCGCCTGCTGCACGGCCCCGCCGATCACCTCCTGATACTCCGGCGACTTGCGGATCATGTCCTTGAAGAAATCGGACAGCCCATCGAAGACCGCCTGATCGAACTGACCGGGATCGAGCGCCAGATAAGCCGTCGGATTGTGGCGGTCCGGAACGGCCGTGCCCTTCATCAGCTTCGAGACCGTCTCGACGTTGGTGTAGGTCTTGCCGTTCTTTTCCTCGTTGGTGATGGTCAGCAGCGCCGGGACACCCAGCAGCTTGGTGATGTCGACGCCCGCAATCTCTTCATCGGTGTAGGCTTTGGCCCGCCAGCTTTCGAGGTCCTTCCTCAAATGCCCGTTCGAGGATGACGAGAAGGTGTAGCGCTTCGACACCATCATCGGCCGCCCATCGTCCATCTTCGAGTTTGGCAGCTCCCAGAAGACCTGAATCTTGTGCTGCTTCTTCGCCTCGCCGTTGAAGGTGACGTCCTGCGTGCCAAGATCAATGATCTGGTAGCATATCCCCAAATGGGTCCCCGGTTCCGGGCGCTCGAAGTCTCCGGGTGCCTGCGGCATTGTTAAGGCCATGCATTCTCTCCTGTGTCAGCTTGAGGATGGAGCGAGCCTTCTCAAGGCTCTCATCGCTCCAATAGAAGTGATCCCGGTTCAGCGGGGTCATGGCAAGCGCGTGCTCACGGCTCTCTGCCGAAAACACGAAGGTCTGTAGCGCAAATGCATCAGTGACCAGATCGGCCCATGCCTCATCGAGCTGGGATGGCAGCGGCGCGTAAGAGGCGTACTTCTTGTTCGTGGCGTAGATGTTATGAATGACGACGCCCTCGCGCGCCCGGCTGTGGATGGCCATGGCAGCCAGATCCCGGAAGGGCAATTTGGACGGGCAACGCTTGGTGGGCTTCAGATCGACCACGCAATCCTCGTAGACAATGTCGGGCGATGACAGGAACGGGGCCGTTACGCCGTCAGCCCAGACATGGGTGGGCATGTCCATGGCCGTGGGCATTTTTATCAGGCCAAGCCCATCTAGGGCCTTGACTGCCAAATCGAACATAGGTAAAACGTTATCATATTCATCCTGCACGCCCGGATCTTCCCAGTCCATCCCGGAGACGCCAATCCGATGCTGGAACGTCTCCAGAGCGCGATCCTCTGCGTGCCCGAGCTTCCTTTCATAGAGCATCGACTTGACTCCGGCCTTCACCGCGATCGAGCGAATGAAGGCAGGCGATGTCGTCTGCACGCCATAGAGGAACCGCATCACCCAGTAAGCCGGGTTGTCGCGGAAGGCGTTGATGCTCGATGGGGTCAGATAGCGAATTCCGCATTCGTCGAAGGAGTCCATGGGTCAGGTGTTACCTTTTGCTGGAACATTACCTACGCACATTTTACATAGGTGTCAACCCCCATGCCCGGCCAGACTTTCAAGCTGTCCTTCCCCACGCCTCCGAGCGTGAACACGCTGTTTCGGAACGCCGGGGCCGGTGATCGGGTGAAGCACCGGATCAAGTCGGCAGCCTATACGAAATGGGAAAAGGCGGCCATGGCCGAGATCATGATTCAGCGGCCGCCGAAATTCGAAGGACCAGTCACCCTGACGCTATGGCGTGGCGAGCTGCGCAGGAACGCCGACGTTTCGAACTATATCAAGGCCGTCGAGGACGTGCTGGTCAAGATGAACATCATCGAAGGCGACACGCGCGAGACCGTGCGCCGAGTCTCCTCCGGCTATAATCCCGATCTGGAGGGAAGTGTTGTTATTATTCAGAAAGTTGACGTTTAAGCTCCTTGCGATATTCCCGCAGATCACATTGTCCCGTGTAATTCAAATTTGCATTGCCGCCAGATTCACTCTCAACCTGATATTTCACATCAGGCGGCAGGCAAATGGCACACGGCCACCTATTGGATTCATTAGCTAGTGGGTTCAGAAAACTTACAGCGCCCAAACACTGTTCTTTCGTGACGAACTTCATTTCAACTTGCGTGTTGAAAACAACCAAAATCAAAAGCCAGTTCATTTTACAACCTTAAGTTCGCGACTGACTGATTTCAGTCGCGCGCCTTGATAAACGACCGTTTTTGGTTTTGTCCAGATCAGACCAATAGCTTTCAGATCGGCCGAAAATTGCTGCGCCCAGCGGCCAGTCAGCGGAAGATCGTTCTGGCGACACCACTGCTTGAAATCTTCTTGCAGCGAGGTCGCGCCTTCGCCAAATTCTGTGCCCCACTCCAGTCGTTCATGTGACCAACGCCTGAATACGGGGTTCACCAGTACGACTGGTACGTCAGATGCTGGAGCATCTTGAATTTCCGGTTCGGACAAAGGTTCACGTATTGACGGTGATGGAAGTGGAGTAAATCCGCCAAGCAGAAATATCACAAGGGACGGCCCGGCCATGGCAGCCAATTCGGCAGCAAGGGATTCCCAGATCGCCGAAACGGCAATCACCACGTCGGCATCATTGAGCTGATCGCGTTCGTCTGAAGTCCCCATGGCAAGGACCCGCAGGATTTCCACATATTTGGTGCGCGGGTCGACATCGCCCTTCGATTCTTCAATCTTGGTGATTGCACTCCAGATTTTCTGGCGCTCGGCCATCAGATCCTCAACACGCTGAGCCTTGACTTTCTTGATGCGCAGGTCGCCGACGATTGGGCAAATTTGTTTCGTCACTGGACCGTTCCATAGAGTACCGGGCTTGCAGCCTTCCGTTCTGGGATCTTGCAAATATTTGTTGATTTCGGCCTCAATGGAGGCAGGCGTATCGTTGCGATCAAGCTGAAGCCGGAGGCTGCGGATCTCCTCGTTAATTTCCTGCTCCCGTTTTGCCTTGCGATCACCGCCGCCATTTTTATTGGCGGCCTCCTGCCGCGCCCCCTCTCGAATCATCGCGTTGGCTTCGTAGGCAGCCTTAAACGTGTATCCAAACATAATTGCAACCATTACTATCGAGCCAATGATGCCCACGAAATTGCGGTCAGTCCAGAACCTGACCAGTGCATGAAAGGATGCGGCCAGCAGAATGACAGCGAGGATCGGAACAACCATCTCGGTCGGCCCGACCGACCAGACCGACCCCCGACCGACCTCCGGAAGCTTGGACTTGAGATTGTAGATCAGGCTCCATAGGAGGGTCGCTGCGGCCAGAAGGCCCACAACTAGATTTCTCAATAATATCAACGACACCGACCCTCCGACCCTCGTGGGTCGGCGGTAGGTCGGCGGTCGGTCGGATGGGTCGGATAAGGGTCGCACGAGGGTCGGCACCTGTGTGTCGCAAAATTACGTGTTTCGGGCCGGGCAGATTATCATGCGGCCCGAAGACCGTGGTGGCCGCGCGGGCACAGGGGCGGTGGATTATGGCAGAAGAAGGATTGACAGCGGAGGGGAGTCGGCAGTAAGAGGGGCTCAACAGAAAAACCCCCGCCCGAAGGACGAGGGTCTTCTGGAAAAAGTTGGATCGCTACGCCCGCCAAAGCTCACGCGATTCCACAGAGAGCAACCCATGCAGGGGGCCGTCTTCGGCTCCTTCATAGCCCCGAAGGAGCGGCCATGCAAGCAAAAACTTCCCTGACAATCCAACAATTTTTGGCTGATCCCAAGCGCAAGCAGCGGTTCACGGCCATTCTCGGCATGCTTGGGTCCAATGCATCCGGCGAGGCCGCCAATGCCGCCCGTGCGGGCACGGCCATGCTCAGGGACGCCGGACTGGCGTGGGCCGACGTGACGGCGGCGCTGAATGGCGCTCCGGCTTATTCAAGCGGCCAGAGCTGGAAGGCGAGCGGCCCCAAGACCAGCAGACAGACACCCCCGTTCAACGCGCAGCTCAACACGCTTCTCGATGAGATCGAGGATGCGATCGAGCTGAACGATTGGGAAACAAGCTTCGTGACCAGCCTGCGCAAGCGGCGCAGCTTGAGCGAGAAGCAGGCCAACAAGTTGAAGGACATTGCCGAGGCGGCCGGTGTGGAGGTGAGCTTTGACCTCTTGTGAAAATGGAAAACCCCAGAAGCCTTACGAGCGACTGGGGTTCCCATTCGAGCTGGAGGTAACAATTCCTGCTCACGACCGGCACCTCGCGCTGGGGCGAGATGCAACATACGAACAGAAGGATATGTATACGATGTCAGATCAGATTTCAAGTCCCAAGACGCTGGACTCTTAGCCGTTCAGTTTGCTAGGCTCCCCAAACGCAACGGGGGAGTCGGCGTGAACCGAACTCCCCCCTCAAAACCAAGGACATCCGCTATGAATATAGCCACGGATGCGGCTGCGCGCAAGCCTTCTTTTGAAGAAATTATGCGTGTCACAGAGCACCTAAGATCCCTCAACATCATATTTTCGTTTGCTGGCTCATCTGGAATGCAGGCATTCCCGATGGAATGGGCCGCAGAGGCTGCGAATTGGCAGGAGCTGGATGCTCGTCTGCACGAGATGTCGGTAGAAGATCACGACGCTTATTGCAGACAGACATATGAAGCGAAATGTCCATCATGTGGAGCCTACGTCGGGGAGAACGTCACTCCGCAGCAATGGATTTCCAACGGCAAGAAAATCCATCAGTGCTCAAGATGCAAGAAGGGAGGATGCTGACATGTGCACATTCTCACTCACCCCAGATCTGATCATCGACGATCCCTACTATTTTGGCAATCACGATCGACTGCGGATCGCCCTGTATACCCTTCGCCACACCATGAAGAAGGACGGCACCCTTGCTGTTGGCGGCGAGCTTTTTGCTCTTGCCAAGGGCCAAACTGTGACAGCGGCACAGGCCGTTGCAGACGCCCTGAAGGTGTCCAGAGACAAGGTCATGAGGGTCTGGAAACGCATGGAAAAAGCGTTTCTCATCCTGATCGAAACCTTACCCAGTCGCGCACACAATCGTTCGGCACCAAGAACACAGATAACTGTTTGTTGCCAAACGAAAAATGGTAAGCTTGAAGATGTGTATGAAGAGCAAAATCGCACAAGGTTTAGCACACAATCCGCACACAATCCGCACAGCTATAAAGAAAAGAATCTAGAATCTAGAAAAGAAGATTCAGATTCTTCACTACGTTCAGAATCTTGTCGGTCAGGGGGTTTGAAAATGCCACCCATCGAACCAGAAGAGGGCGACAACGGAGCCCGACCTGCTGACCCTTCCTTGGGCCGCAAACCTGAATCGACGACTCAAACTGAGTCGGGCGGCGGCACACGCTCTGGTTGCAAAAAACCAAAGTCACCACCTCCGGGTTACTGCACCGAATTCGATGAGTTCTGGGCAGCCTGTCCGGCAAGGCGCGGTTCGAAGCTGAAAGCGTACCAGTCGTGGTGGAAGTTGCCGGAGGCTGAGCGGCAGCTCGCCCTCGAAGGGGCCAAGGCGTGGAAATGCAATTCGGTCGGCAAGGAAGCCAAGTACATCCCTCACGTCACGACATGGCTGAATGGCAGGCGCTGGGAGACCGAGGCGGAAATCAGTGCTGAGGAGGCGTGGGAGCGAAAGTGGGGCCACGTGAATATTTGACATGACAATCATCGAGCGACTATCCGAGCGCGGCATCCAGATCCGTTCGGTCAGGCCGCATCAGTACGTGCTTTGCCCGGAGTGCTCGGCCGACAGGCGTAGCAAGGCGAAGCAGCGCAAGCCGGTGCTGGGTGTTCTGATCGATGACGAATGGGTGAGCTGGGGCTGCAATCATTGCGATTTCAAGGGAGGGTTTCGAATTGACGGGTCTGACAGCAGCGCACGCCGCCAGAATGCGAGACAGGAAACTGGACCCGCGGCTATGCGAAGGGCTTGGCATTCACAGCAAGGCGGGGGCTCTGGCCATCGATTATCGTTTGGCCGGGGCCGTTCATAACACCAAGCTGCGGCGCGGCAAGGGCAACATGCCATGGGAGCAGACCGGCAAGGATCTGATCCTGTGGAACCTCGATTGCCTGACGTCAGACTCTGACCCGGACGAGTTCGTGGTCATCACCGAAGGGGAGCTGGACGGCGTGGCCTGCATTCAGGCCGGGTTTACGCGGGTTGTCAGCGTGCCGAACGGGGCTCCGGCCTCGGCCGACGAGGAGGGCGACAAGCGCTACAAATACCTGTTCACCCATTCGGGTGAGATTATTCCGCAATTGGCGAAATTCAAGAAATTCGTGTTGGCTGTCGACGGCGATGCCAAGGGGCGGATCTTGCGGGAGGAGCTGGCGATCCGGCTCGGGGCCGATTTGTGCTACTGGGTGAGCTGGCCGGAAGGCTGTAAGGACGCCAACGATCAGCTCATCGAGGAGGGCGCGACGGCGCTGGCCAATGAGATCATGGCCGCCAAGCCGATGTGGAACAATTTCCTGCATCGGATCAGCGAAGCGCCGCGCCGCGAAGCGCGGGTCTATTCCGGAGCGATACACGGGATAGACCTCAATATCGAGCTGCCCAGTTTCATGGTGATGATGGGGCCGTACCATTGTGGCAAGTCGGTTTTTCTGCGGCAGTATCTGTGGGCGCAGTGGAAGGCAAACGGGTTTCCGTTTTTGCTGACCTGCCTTGAAGAGCCGTTGATGGATCGGGTTGCCGATCATTTCCGGGTGCTCCAGTCCGGCTTGCCGAAGTCGCAATGGACGGAGGAAACGGTGATCCTTGCGGATCGTGAGATCGAGCGGGCGGGGCTGTTCTTGCAGCGACCGTGGGGCTCGAACATGACGCCGAAGGATTTCCTCGCGTTCGTTGAGCTGGCCGCGCGCCGGGACGGCGTGAAAGTCGTTGCCCTTGATCCGATCAATGAGCTGGATCATTCGATTGCGAAAAATGAAAGTCAGTATTGGGGGGAGTTCATTATCGAGTGCAAGAAGTTGGCCGATCAGTACAAGCTTCAGTTTATTGCCTGCGGGCATCCGCCGAAGGATGCGTATCGCAGCATGCGGGAAGGCGAGGCGCTGCATTTGTCGGATATGTCTGGTTCGCAACATTGGGGCAATAAAGCGGATATTGGCATGGTGTTCTGGAAGCCAAAGCGGACGATCTGGTTTAAGGGTAAAAGTGACATCGATGGGGAGCTGCCGACCTTGTGTCATTTGGAAAAACTGAAGGATCATGAAACCATGGGCAAGCCAGCGCTGTACGAGCTGGAGCACGATGCGATCAAGAAGAGGTTTCGCGTTGCGGGGAAGGGCTGGGATCTGCTGGAGCCCGGTTGGGGGGCGCGGTAATGCCGGACTGGTTTCGCGGGACAGTTTCCGCTTTCGTGTTCGCTGTCGGTGTCTGGGTCGTCATTTTGAGCGGCTGGGCCAATGAGCTGTCGCAGGCCATCACCCGGCTGGAGGTGCACCGGGCCAGTTATCGGATCGAGAAGGTCATGACGCCGAAGTCGCATGAGGAACCGTTCGTCAAGCTGCTCACCAAGCAGCGCGCCATGCTCAACGATGTGAACGCCCTGAAGAGCCGCGTCGATGATGCGATCGACATGGCGGCGATCGCGGCGATGACCGGGGCGGTCATTCTGGCTGGTCCGCCGCTGTATGTGGCAGCGGCATTGGTGGGGATCGGGCTTGCCACGAGTGGGTCTTCGATCTGGCTGTACAAATGCGGGAGGTTCTTCCCATGCCACCCGTCCTAGAGGCTCCGCGCGCCCTGCGCCGCCGTTATGAAAAAATCCGCCGCAATGAGGGTCTTCACGCTTTCCTGAGGGCCGTCGAGAAGAGCACGGTTCAGCAGCGCTTGCCAAGCAAGGTTGTATCCAAATCGGTGCCATTACCTAAGGTTGAAGCTCTCGGTGAACCCACGCCGCAGCGGGCGGAAAAGGCTGCTGCTGTCGTCAAGGCCGCCGCTCTGCCGTTCAATTCTCAGGTTCTCGGCGCAGCGCAGAAATACGCCAAGCAGCTCGGTCCCGAGACGATGATCGTGCTGGAGCATCTGTACACGATGGGCGTCCGGGGTCTGAACTCGCGTGGTCTGACCGCCTCCTATGAGGGCTCGAAGGTCGACGTCAGCCGGACGGACTACGAGCATCTGGGCGCATCGGAGCGGGATGCGCATGAGCGTTTCCGCGACGTCATGGCGACGATGCCGCCCGAACTTCAGAAGCTGGTCTGGGAGCTGGTCATGGAAGCGCCCTCAGCCGGGCAGAGCGCGCCGAGGAAGCCGGTTGAGGTCGGCGGGGCGGTCACTGGCTATGTGGACAGTCGCCACGGTCACGGGGCTGTTGTGGCGATCCTGCGCATCATCTCGTGGTGTGTACAACCTGCTCTTGGCAATCAAAGGAGGAAACGATGATTGATCCATTCCATGTTCATCCGCGTAGCAAGCGTGGGGTGGCCCGGAAGCCGTATAAGCCGTTGTTCAGGCCAATCGTGCCGGTCAAGGCCGGGACAAGTACGGCGAGGAAGGCGGAGACCTATCGGGGGCACCCTGATCATACTCCCAAAAAGCTGCCGACGAAGTATGTCGGGATTGTTGCTGTTGGCAAGTACACGGGCGAGAAGCTCAGAAAGATCAGGGCGGAGAAGGGTGTTGGCAGGCCGGTGATGAGGGCGTCATGACCAAGCCCAAGCCGTTCAGATGTTCGTCATGCGAGAAGGGGTTTGCCTCTCAGTCGGCGCGCGCCATGCACATGAACGATGTTCACGGCGGACCGGATCTGATGATCGAGCAGGGCCGGAAGGCCATGCAGAAGCCGCCCAAAAGCTGGCTGAAACGGGTCTGGGCAAAATTTTTTCGATCTGGCTCAAAATAAGGGGTTGACGAATGGTTTGGCAAGTCGTATACGGATTATCTCAAGGTCCATCATTGGGTCTTGAATCCAGACAAAGCTTTTGCGCAACACGCCGCAGGGGTGGTTTGGGGTACCCATAACGCAATACATGAAGTTACTGATTTGATCTGCGCTGGGCAGTGCACAGCAAACAGCCGAGATGCGCAGGTCGCTCATCACATCGATACACACGACTTGAGGAACCCCGCAAGCTTCACCTCCTTGTGGGGTTTTTCTATGCTTCATTCAAATCTGTTCAGCCTTAAGCCCTACCGTGCTAATACGGTCACACATTGATGGCGGACGTTCCCCTTGAAGCGTAGTTTTCCTTGCCCCTTGCATGTTTGATCTCTTAGATCGGGGCCTCACTAACACGGAGGTTTCGGTGAAACAGATTCTTGCAGTCGCACTTGCAGTCGGCCTCGCGGGCCCTGCTGCCGCGGCAGATGTGAACGACCCCTACAAGGGGGGTGTATACCAAGACACCTATGCGCCATCGTCTGATGCATGGACCGGGATCTATGGGCAGGTCTTCGGTGGCTGGGGCTGGGCTGGCTGGAATGGCTCGTATTCTTACGACGACAACAGCCCTGACGTTGAAAATAAATGGGGTGTATTCGACTCCGGCAACAAGTCTATCAAGGACAATAGTTGGTTTGCTGGCGCAGGTCTTGGCGGGGATCAGCAGTTTGATCGCGTTGTGCTCGGCGTTGTTGTCGATGCTGCCTACTCTGATCTTAACCAGTCCGACACCTTCGTTCCCTATCCCGATGGCGGCAGCGAGGGGCAGAGCATCGTCTCATGGAATATGGAGACCGAGATTGAAGCCTTCGGCACGGCTCGCGCTCGCTTTGGTTATCTGTTGAAGCCGAATCTTTTGGTCTATGCGACTGGCGGCCTCGCTTGGGCGATGGTCGATAGCTCGATTGCGCCCTTTCACGGTGAAGACCAGAGCGGCTCTGGCTCGAATGAGAGCAACCATATCGGCTGGACACTTGGTGGCGGCGGAGAATGGAAGTTGACGAACAACGTCAGCATCTTCGGCGAGTATCTCTACATGGATCTTGGCGAGGTTGATTACAACTTCACTGGCGGTAACTCCTACGACACCGACAACTTTCACTCGGATCTTGATCTGCACATCGTCAAGGTCGGCGTCGCGTATCGTTTCTAAGCGGGGCTTGACAATCAGCCTGAACTGATGGACAGTGAGCCTGCATAGACGATTAACGGCTCATTCGAAACAGAAACCCCCGGCGCTGGTATTGCGTACCGGGGGTTTTTGTTTGTGTATCAAGACCTCAGGAGCTGCCGGTCCGGCATGTCTTCGAGCACAAGGCGTTCATCACTGAAGCGCGGCCCCATACCGACATACTGGCTTCGCAGCCATTGGAAGGTGAGTTTGTTCTCCCGCATGATACGGGGCAGGTCGTAATTGTCCGGGAGGGTGTAGGGATCGAGTCCGGCCCTGAGCGCCGCGCTGGCGAGCGCCATCATCTTGGGCACGTTTCGATCGCGTCTGAGGTGGGTGTAGAGGGACGTTTCTGAAATGCCGAAGGCTCTGACGAGAGCCATGTTGCTGGGCAGGCCCAGCTCGTCTTTCAGGATCAGAAGGTCGACGCCTTTCATGGGGGTCTCCAAAAAAGACCGGCCCCGAAGGGCCGGATAGGTCACAGGATGATCTGCGCAAGCACCGTGCCGGACGCCATGAAAGACATCCAGCCACCGACGATCATGCACATATACGGGTCGAGATAGGTCCATTTGCTGCCCTGATAGCCGATGAACGCTCCAAGGAACGTAGAGGCCAGCAGCAGCACGATGAACAGCACGCCGTTCCATTTGTCGATATAGATGAACCAGACGATGAGACCGCCCCATGGCAGGGCCATGAAGACCAGAAACGGGATCGTGCTGTCGCTCGGTCCCGGCAAGGTCCCCCAGCGGTCAGCCGCCCGGCCAATGAAGACCATTGCCATGATGATGGCGGCAATGATCAGAATGGATTGAACGGCTGCCATTTACTCGTGAACCACGGTTTCCTGTTTCGGGGTCAGCAGTCCGGCCTCGATCATGCGCGTGGCCGTTCTGCCATAAAAGCCCTGAAGCTGCCAGACCAGCCCGGTGTCGAGCAGATATTGCCATGCGGCAAGCTGGCGCTCTTCGGATGAGTTGGGCTCCTCTTCGATGATGGTGATGGCTTCGAGCGAGTCAGAAATGATAACGTCAGTCATAAGTTACCTCCATTGTATGCTCAAATGAGCGAACGGAGGCCGACCGGGGCCGACCTCCTGACAATTTACGTCTGCTTGAACACGCCGATGGTGATCTGGAACTGACCTTCCTCGACAATGGCATAACCATAGCCGGGTTTGAGCAGGTCGGCCATTTCCTGAGCGGTCAGTGCCGGTTCATTAGGGCTTCCGAAGCCGGACTTGTCGACGAAATAGCCGCGCTTGCCATCGGGCCTGCCGGTATTCCATTGCGAGCGGTGCGGTCCGATCTCATCGACCGAATCAACCCGACGCCAGCCATCCGGCAGATGGGTGCCCAGATTGGGAATGCGGCGCAGTCTCTCGACATTGCCGACATCGTCCGGCCAGACGATCCACGGCTCCAGCTTGGCTTCGGCCGCACGGAGCGCGGCATCGGCTTGCAGTTCGCGGATTGTGCCTAAGTCCATCATAGTGTGTTACCTCCATATGCTCGGAATGAGCTAAGGGGGTAGCCAGAAGCTACCCCGCAAATTTTAAAGCATAATCATGATCAGGATCATGAGAACGAATATGATGAGAAGCGGGCCGATCATGTTGCCGCCCGCACCTCTTTCGCTGCTCAAGAAAAAGTTCATCATGATATGTTACCTCCATTTTGGATTTCATAACGCTTGGCGCTAATCTTCGTAGCCCCTGAGGGCTTCACGAATGTAGGATTTCAGGAATGGAACGCCGTCCGGTGTGTGAGGGTCTCTCGTTTTCAGATCGACTTCGAGCCTGCGGCGCACGAAATGAACGGCTTCTTCAAGGGTGCGCCGCTTGCGTGTTTTCATGGGCCGGAAAGCCTCTTTGACGATCCCGTAAAGACGCTCATCATTGAACAGCCACAGGGAGACGTTCCAGTAATTGTAGCTCTTGTGCCCGTTATAGGGCTGCATGGTCAGTACCAGACCTTTCTGTGAAACAGCAGAGCCGGGCCGTTTATCGTGTCGAGATCTTCCGCACGGCTGCCGGGGTTGTGAACCAGCCAGTTTTCACGATAGATGGCCGTGGCCAATCGGTTGACGGGAAGGCCCTTGAGCTTGCCCTCTTCATCGACGAACATGTCGGCATAGCCGTCAGAGAATCCTTTGATGTGAGGGTGAGTGTCGCGGACGAAAACCGTGACGTGTTCGAGCCATGCGCCGTTCAGCACAGGGTCGGTGATCTTGCGGACGGCTTCGTATCCGGGTTCTTTCGGCCAGTCGACCGTTCGGTCCTCGGTGGTGCCATCGACATTGTAGATCGTGTATCGGGTTTCCATGTCAGTTACCTCCAGTTTGTGCCATAATCGGCTAAGCGGGACGCTCCCGAAAGAGCGCCCCAAATAGTTACCAGAGCCAGACGGCCTTGCCGTTATCACGCAGGGTCGTCAGGGCGTGGATGATGGTTTCCTTCTGCTTTTCGAGCGGGAAATTCTCCATCGATTCCTGATCCAAGCGATAGGACAGCCTGTTTGCATCTTCAACGGATGCGCCGGTAAAATCGCTGATGACTTGGGTCGTGGTCTCGCCGAACGTTTCGCGGCCTTGCATCTTCAGAATCATGCCTGACAGGCAGTGATTGGGCCTCCAGTCGGGGATTTGCTCTTCAAGCCCTTCGACATGCGCGATCAGGCGATTGATATTGTCGGTCTTCATCGTTACCTCCATGTTGGGATGTGCCTGAAAATAGGCTAAATATATGCGAGGTCTGGCTGGGCAGCACCATTGCCACCCAGCCTTTCCCCGGAGGTTAACTCCTGTTCCAGTAGACGCTTAAAAACGCCTCTGGATCGTCAAGTGCGCCCTGCATCACGCGCGCATGGCGTGCGTCGATCGGATGGACCTCGACACGCTGGATCTCGCGTGGCACCTCGCCGCGAATGTCCTGAATGAACATCTTCCGGTGCGGAACGATGGCAAGCGGGTGCAGGATTGTCCGCTGCGGTTGACCGGGCGGATTGGCCTTGATGCACAGGGCAATGGTTCTTCGGCCGTCCACGCTGACGGGGAGCGGCACGAAGGTCTTCTTGAACGCGGCTGGAGACAGGCCGATCAGCCATGCGGCATCGGCCAGCTCCGGATCGCCAATGGATCTGAAACCGGGCATCGTGTTACCTCCATATGCTCTGAAAATGAGCAAACGGAGAGCCCCGAAGGGCTCCCCTGACAATTATGCCTTGGCGCGGTCGATGGCAGAGCGCCAGTCAACTTCGCCGGTATCCCGAAGATGGGAGAGAACATTGATGGCAGCCTGACGGCGCACTGTTGCGGGCAGCGCGTCGATTTCATCACGGATGTCGTTGTATTCACCGCCATTCATGAACAGCTCGTCAGGATCGAGATTCGTGATGCCGAGCCATCCAGCGGCTCGCCATGAATTGGCAAATTGAATCCGGAAGTCCTCGCCCTTGACGGCTTTGGGATCTGCCTCCTGTTCTTCCAATCGGAGCAGATTGGCATATCCGGCGATACAAAAGGTGATTATATACGAGCTTGACCCAGAAGCAATTTGCTCCTATATTAAGGGTGCAAGGGAGCATTGCCATGACCACAGAAATTACCAGCCTTTATGATTTCTTTGAGCAGTTTCCGGACGAACAGTCAGTAATTGATCATTTTCGCGCAATTCGCTGGAAGAATGGTGAGTTCTGCCCGCTTTGTGGTCACGACAAGATTTATCATTTCAGCGACAATCGTACCCACAAATGCGGATCGTGCCGCAAGCGTTTCTCGATCAAAGTCGGCACGATCTTCGAGGATACGAAGCTGCCGCTCCGGAAGTGGTTTGCGGCTATTTGGCTGATTACTAGCCACAAGAAAGGCATTGCCAGCACTCAGCTGGCCAAGAACCTAAAAATCACACAAAAAACCGCTTGGTTTGTGCTCCATCGTCTGCGCTATGCCTCCAAAACCAAATCATTCAATAAGCCTCTTGAAGGCGATGTTGAGCTTGATGAGACGTATACGGGAGGCAAGGAGACGAACAAACCAATCAGTAAACGGAAAACTGGTCAGCAGGGCGGCAAAGGTAAAGCTACGGTCTTTGGAATGCTTGAGCGCGGTGGCGAGTTGCGCGCTCAGCATGTTGAAAATCTGACAGGCAAGACAATCAAGCGCATTGTCGATGAGAATGTCGATCCGAAGGCCAATCTGATGACTGATGAAGCAGCCGCATACGGCCATCTTGATGGTTCATACAAGCGTCATTCCGTAAATCACAGCCGTGGCGAATACGTTCGTCTCTTCTTCTGCCACATCAACGGCATTGAGGGAGCGTGGAGCCTATTCAAGCGGCAAGTGAATGGCACTCATCACTGGATAAGCAAAAAGCACCTCCAATCCTATCTTGACGAAATGTGTTACAGGTATAACCGTCGCGGGATGACAGAAGGCGCGCGGATTAATGATTTCCTTGGTCGCGTGGACGGACGCTTGACGTATGAGGCCCTAATCGCATGACCAAACGAAAATACCAGCCTCCCGTCAGTTTGGATATGGAGTTTGATGAAGCGCTGGCACGCTTCATTCAGACTGATCCCAGCGAATTGGATGAGACAAACAAGCAAGCCGTACGCCTAGTTGAGGATGATACTGGCCATCGCGTACTAATCTATGCGACCAGCAAGGGCATAGAAGTTGCACTTCGGTTTGAAGGCGACACCTTATGGGCTACGCAAGCTCAAATGGCCGATATGTTTGGCGTTGATCAGTCAGTTGTTAGCCGACACATCGCTAACGTTTTTAAAGAAGGTGAATTGGCTGAAGAGGGAAATATGCAAAAAATGCATATTTCTCCTACCAAGCCGACAACTCTATATGGCTTGAATGCGGTAATATCAGTTGGTTACCGCGTGGGTTCCAAACAAGGAACCATGTTTAGGATATGGGCAACAGACAAGCTGTTCCAAATTCTCACGAAGGGCTTCTACGTCGATAAAGAGCGTCTGAAAAATCCTGAAAAACCAGATGTATTAGATGAATTTCGTGAGATTGCCCGCGAAATTCGAGCTTCGACACAAAATGTCTATCGTGAAGTTCGTCGGCTTTGCACGCTTTGTCAGGATTATGACCCTCAGAGCGCAGAAGCTCGCAATTTCTATATGGCTATGGAAAACAAGCTATTGTGGGCTTCAGCGTCTATGACTGCGCCAGAAATTATTCTTCATCGTGCAGATGCCTCGAAGCCAGATATGGGGCTTACGTACTATTCCGGCAAAAGAGGTCCGACACAATCGGACGCCAAGATCGCAAATAATTATCTTGCCGAGGGAGAAGCGCGCGTCAAAAACAGAGCCACTGTCATGTGGTTGGATTATGTTGAAGATCAATTGGATCAAGGGCGCTTGGTCACAATGACCGAAGTGAAAACGAGGCTTGATGAATTCGTAAAATTTAACAATTGGCCATTATTGCGGGATTTAGGAAAAGTCTCTCGCAAAAGAGCGGACGAACACGCTATTGAGCAATATAAACTTTATAAGCGTGCTCTGAGCAGTTCTTAGATCTAACATTGTGCGACAAGTTGACTCAGTATGTTTTTGTGCATTTCAGAAGATCGCAAATCAGTTATTTTCTCGGTGGCAGCGGTACCGTCTTAACTACGGATTAACGCTGTTAATTGCACTTGCTGGGCGTCGAACGTTTATGGGCGTCAACCGAGACGTTCTTCGGCCCAGGTTTCTTTCCACTGCGGACCTGCCGCGGTTTCTTAGAACAAGAAGCCATATCGCGCACCTCCTTTCCATTCGATAGTCCAAGCCTGACAGCCTCCTTCCGTGGGGCTTGGCCAGCTATGGCGTCGTTTGGGTTAAGGGGCACCGCTGCCGAAGACACATTATTAAGATTCGCAGGGTCAGGAAAGGGAATAATTTATATCTTTTTTCGTCCCTCAATTTTTGGGTCACACACGTATGTAGACACCATACAAAACGCGGTCGAGCAGTCAAGAAATTCTTTGACCTCGCTTGTTCCATAGCCATCCGTTGGAGTTGTCTGTCGATCCTGAGAAGAATCGACATAAACAACCCAGCTATTCATGCGAAAATGCGTGCCGTCGTCTTTGGAAATCAGGTCGATAACCTTCTGGATGTTCTCTTTATTCACGGTCATAATTACCTCCAATTGCGCTCGGAAATGAGCTAAGTCTATCGGTGAACGGGGGCCGGAACCCCCGCTCGTTGATTTAACGGCGCTTCTTCGTTGAGACAAAGCGTCCGAGACGGTCGCGCTTCAGCTTGCGCTTCTTGGTGCGCACATGGTGCACGGCAGACTGTGCCTTCGGAGTGTCAGGCTTGCCGAAGATCTCCAGAAACGCATAGCCGATGATGAAGACGCCGATGATGGCGACTTGCGCGGCAAGGCTGTCCTTCTGGATGATTGAGGCGGTCAGGCCCTGAAGGCCCTCCGAGGCAAAGGCCAGCAGGGCTGCCCCTACTGCGAAAATGGCTCGTGCATGCAATGTTACCTCCATTATGCTCGGAAATGAGCTAAGACGTCGGGGCTGTAGCCCCGACGCTGACAATCATTTACGCAACAGGCCCATCTTGTTGGCAAACAGGAAGGACCGCTTGAACTTGGCAAGGATGAAACCTAAGACCAGCAGGCTGGCGAAGGTTGCCGTCCAGACGCGGCTCCAGTCATATTCGAGGATGTGATCCAGCGAGAACATGCCGGGGCCGAGAACGAGGATGGCAAACGCGACCATGATATAGCCGGGCTCAGGCGTCCACAGATAGCAGGACACCCAGTCGATACGATCGACGGGCTCTTGCTTGGCCGTCTTCTCGCCGCCCTTGCACCATGTCGCCACGAGCAGGATGACGAGCAACCCGAACGCGGCAGGCACGGTCATCAGACCGAAGACGAGTGCCAGACCGGCGAGCATCTCGACGATTGCGACAGTCGCCGCAAGTGCCCAGTGGGTGAACCCGCAAGTTGAGACCGTCTTGTGCAGCGAGATGTGCCGACCGTCGTTGAACCATGGGTCCTCCGGCCGCGATGGATCATAGAACCACCGGAACCGGGCAAGGATCATGAAGACGCCCAGATAGATCCGCAGAGCGCACAGCAAAAGGCTGGCGCTGCCAACGCCGTCAAGAATTGTCATTGTGTTACCTCCAGTTGCGGCAAAATTGCCAAAAGGCTCAGGGTTGCCCCTGAGCTAATAGGTTATGCTGGAATGGCGTTTGCGTAGCCATCCGCAAATGCGTCAACGGGCTTGTGATTGGGCTTCAGAAATTCGATGCGGCCGTTGCCATGGCGCAGATAGATTGCGGTCTGCCGGGCACGTGCGCCATAGTCGCAGCCAATCTGGCGCAGCTCCTCGATCGGGGCCGCTTCAGGACTGTATGCAACGTTATAGGCGATGATGGGCTCCTGCTGGATGTTGCCGTCCGGATCTGTCCAGCCGCCAATGCCATGGAGCGTTGTCACGCCGCCATATTTGATGCAAAGATCGACAAACAGGCTGTTGTGCAGCACATCGAGATCTTCCCCATTGTTCCCGCGAGCCGGGAGAATGAGCTGGGCTTCAAGAATCATGTTACCTCCATTCATGCCCTGAAATGGGCAAACGGGACGCCCCGAAGAGCGCCCCAATAGAGTCTAGACAAACACCTTGTCACGGTTGGCTTCGGCCAGATCGGCGATTTGCTCGAAGGTCAGGCCAGCGCCATCGTTGGCATCGACGAATGAGGGGATGGTTTCGGGGTTTCCATTACAATCGCCTTCATCGTCTTCATCGATGCGATTTTCAGGATTGAATTTCGGGTTTGGCACCCTTTTGGCGAATAATCCATGAGAATCACCGAAGCCGAAAAGCTCCATGGCTTTCCAGCCAGACAGGACAAGTGAGGATTGATTGTCGTAGTCCATATCAAGGGCCAGAGGCTGTCTGGTGACTTCGGCCGCAATGAGGGCGGCAACGCCAAGGCAGCAATATCCGACCTCGCCTGCGCCGAGATCTTCGATCAATTGGCTGTTGGTTTGGGCGTATTCGCCAGAGCGAAGCGCAGCGATCCATTTGTTCTGCCACTCGATCTGTTCAGGTGTGCTTGTCATGATTACCTCCATGAAATATGCTCGGGAAATGAGCTAAGGAGCAGGGAGTCGGACCCTGCTCGTGAAATGGTCAAAGATCCAGCATCTTGATTTTGATCTGGTCCGTCATGTCTTCGAACTCGTCATCGGCGCAGTCATAGTGCTTCCAGAACTGCTCCGTGCCGCATCGAGGGCAATGGTGGGCCGCGTTATACGCTTCACGGTCATTGCGCAGGGCGATGGTGTCGTGCTTCCAGACGTGGCCGCATTCAGGATTGGGGCATTTGTGCTTGTGTGCCATTGGCTGTTACCTCCATTTCTTGGCAAAATTGCCTAAAAGAGGGGCGGACACTGCCGCCCCTTGGAAATAGTCAGAAATGCTTGGCAGGATTGAACGTGTCGCCTTCGAGCGTCTTGGCCTGATAGAGCTTGGCCAGAAGTTCATCCCGTTCTTTTGTGGGTCGCATGGCAAGCTGACACAGGATGTCTTTCCAGTGGTCGCCCCAGATGATCTGGGCCGCTTCATGGTCGAAAATCAGCGTATCAGCCGAGGCGATCTCCTGCACGATCTGATAGTCGAAGCCGTCATGATGATCGACATCGACATAGGTCAGATGATGCGCGCAGATCACATCGTCCACACCGAACGCTTGGCGGATCATATCCTTGAACAGGTCTGAATTCTGGTTATTGCGGGCATTTTCATATGCGCCGCGCCGCTTCATTCCGCTCGGTGTGTGCAGTGTTTGTGCCATCGTTACCTCCAATAAAATGCTCGGAAAATGAGCTAACAGGACGGCCACAAGGGCCGTCCCAATAGGCTAGTTCAGGCTGACATGAGGATGATTTCCTCAGCTCCATAAACCTTGGCTTCGCCGCACTCTTCGCACGTATAGCCGCGGGCATCGGGCTCGACACCGTCGGCTTGAGCGCCACAGGACAGACAAAATCCGGGATTAGACAGATCGGTCATGGCGTCCTGCGCAGCGGTCAGCACTTCGTTAAGAGAGAGCGTGCCGTCGCGAAAGGCTTTGGGTTGGAAATTTGGCATGTTACCTCCATGGATCGTCCGGAAATGGACAAACGCTCACCCCGGAGGGTGAGCAATAGGCTAGTCATTTGAGAAGTGCAGCGACGATTCTTTCAACGGCCTCGTTGGCTGCGAGCGCTTCAGGGCTTTCCGGGGAAATACTAGGGGTTTCTCCGGGCCTGAGAAGCTTCTCGATCTTTCCGGGGCCGCGACTGTCCTCGCCCTGCCCGGCGAGGGGCAGGAATGCGCCGACAATGGCAAGGTCGTTGCGAAAACGTTCTGGTGTCTCATAGGTGAAATGAGCAAATGTGGGATCAAAGCTATCGTCGCAATCGTGCTTGTAGCCCTCGATCTGGGTGAGGGCTGCGTTCTCCCTTTCATAGTCAGGGCGATTGTTGCCGCCAGTGCGTGTCAGGATCACGAGTTCAGAGCCATCATCCGACGCCCATGCATCGCGAAAGCGCGGCACGCCATCGGGCTTCAGGTTCAGTATTTTGATCACAAGTGGCGCGAGTGGGCTTGTGCCCATAACTGCGTTATAAAGAGACATCATTTCCTCCATATCCGTCCGAAAATGGACAAATGCCCCGTGGAATAAGCGCCACAGGGCTATAACTTGCTGAAAATGCAGGGTAAAAAGGGTTGTGGTGTACTAATGACTGCTAAAGTTTGGGGTGCATGGAGGAGGTAGGCTCGATATTTGACATCTTTTCGGGAGTGGCGACAGGGCGGGGTTTACTTCTTCTCGATCAGGTCTGAATAGGTGGGCACCTTGCGGCGTCCATCAACGCGCGTGCGGACAAGCACATCAGGAATGGTGGCGTTCACCGCGACAGTTTCAGCGCCTTTCTGGGCCGCTACGCCATAGGTGAGCCGGAATGCGTCAATGGCCGCCTCAGGGGTATCTGCGGCCGTATATCGTTTATAGGCGTCTCGGGTGATGTAGACGGTGCAGCGCATGGGGTGTTACCTCCAATGAAATGTGCCGCCACTCGCGTAAAAGACGCCAAGTATCGAGCCATGCACCCAAAGAGATTGCCTTATGGCGAGGCTCACGGCAACAAGTGCCGCAAGCCCGCGTGGATCAGGCAGATGTGAAGACCACCTTGGCGACGAACTTGCGCCCGTCATGGAGCTGGGCTTCGACATGGCCGCTGACTGCGTCCAGCAGGACGGAGCCATAGACAACATCGCCCAATTCCGCTAAGCTCTCAGCCAGTTCGCCGAGCAGCTCGCGGTCGGTCGCCCAATTGCCGCCTTCGCGTGTGCGGCGGATAGCCTTCAGGTCTTGTGTGGTCATCTGCATGGTGTTACCTCCAAAAAGCGGGATAAGCCCCGCCAAAAGGCAACCATTCAGGTGCATTGATCACTTTATCGAAAGTGTGTGGGAGTGAGCCTGCAAGGACAGCCCCGAAGGGCTGCCGATGGATCAGTGTTGATCCGGGGGTTCGTAGTTGGAGGACAGGCCAGCATCATAGTCGGGGGTAGGGTGATTGGCCAGATCGTGGTTCTGGGCGTATACGCCGAGCATGCGCACGGCTTCGTCGAGGGTGATCAGGCCGTCTTCATGCTGTGTCAGCACATCGCGTGCATATTCGATGGCAGCTTTGGCCTTGTCAGTCATAATGCACCTCCATATAGGGCGGAACTGCCCTTGGAGGCTCACTCGATCCCATGTCTCTTTCGGGTGGAGCCAGCCGCAAAGCTGGCCCCTGCCGATTATTCGGCATCTGCGAACATGTCTTCAGACGCAGGCTCGTCACCCTTCTCGGCCTTCTTGGCTTCGCGGGTCGCCTTGGACTTGGCTGCCGATGCCTTACGCTTGGCCGTGGCTTCTTCAAGCTTGGCTTCGCGGGCCTCGACATCATCCTCGCTGGCATCTGCCGACTTCGCGAGGATGGCCGTCACCTCTGGCATGATCTCCATGGCATTGGTAACATGCATGAGCGTTGCACGCTGCTTTTCGGACAGCTTGAGCCAGTTGGCTTCGAGCTTGGCCATCTTCAGCTTCATTGCGCCGCGCAAGGCGACAACGACGTCTGCGGGGGAAGCCTTCGGATTTGCATCCTGAAGACGCTTCGCTACAGACAGCGTCTCACGCATGGCCGCTATGGTATCCTCCATGATGAAGGTATAGCGATCGGCATGGTTCGTCTGTTGGTTCGTGTTCTCAGTCATGGTTACCTCCGTTAAGGTGGACAAGCTCCACCCGGAAGAGGCAAGGGACCTACACACTTTCACGATGTCAAAGAGCAACTTTTCTGATTATACAACCAGTATACCACATCATTTTTGTTGTGTCAAGTGTTCATTTTTCGAGGCAAGTCATGGATGGCAATGGACAAGAAATCATTCCGCTTTACGAAGTCGATGAGGACGGGAAGGTCAAGGTCAATGTCCCGCAATTCTTGAGTGAGCGTGAGAGATACTCAAAGTATACTGAGGAGCAGAAGGCTGAAATCTTGGAGATTGCCTTCGGGGTGATGGAGGATGGCAATAGTCTGGATCTGGTGTGCACGCAGTTGGGCGTGAGTGCGGCCAGCATTTTGAAGTGGATTGGGGGCAATCCGGAGTTGGAAGATCGGTATGAGCGCCAAAAGAAAATCCGGGCGAGGGGTATGATTGAGACTGTTTTGGGCAAGATTCAAACCGCCCAGACCTATCAGGAGGCCCGAATTGCGGATATTTACGCACGTCACGCCCTGAAGATCGCGGCTTTGCTGCGTCCGAACGAGTTCTCCGACAAGAAGGAGCGCGGCGGTGGTGGTGACGGGCAGGCTGTGACCTTCACGCTCAACTTCAATCATGGTGATGGTGAGCAGGTGCGTGTAACCACTGATAAGCACACCAATAGCGGGTGAATTACCATAATGTAGGTTATGCGAACGGAAACCCCCCACCCCCCATGCAGCTTTCGCCGGTTGCGTCGTTGATCGCTCGCAACCCGAGGGCGCGCGCGGTGGGGGGCCGTTGTATTGGGTATGAACCACACGTCCGCCAGAGCACCCCATGAAAATCCCCGTATTGCGCACTTCCTGTCTACGTGAACGAAATTCCCTTGCTTTTCGTTCACGCGCTCTCTATTTCGTTCACGCATGAGCAAGAGTAAGGATGCCCCATTGGGGAAGTGCCCTCGTTGTGGGGCGAACATGGATCTGGTCGGCAAGGCGCATCTGTGTCGTGAACCGATCGAAGTCGCTCGCAGGGAGCACGAGCGTCGGACCCTTGAGAACGAGGTGGACCCGCCTGCCATCGAGACGCCGGAACTTCGCCGGGCTGCCGATGAAGCGACTAGGATCAACATGGAGCGGATAGGGGCTTCGGGCAAGCGTGGTCGTCCCCGGAAGCGGACGGAGGAGGAGCGCAAGGCTTACCGGGCTGAGTTGATGCGCAAGAAGCGGGCGGAGGAGAAGGGAAGCTGATACCGAGGCCGCCTGCTTGACCTGTTAGCGCACATGTGCTAGCACAAAGATCCAGTCAATTGGAGGATGGTTGTCATGCCAAAGCTCAAGGATATGACCCCGGAACATCTTCGCTGCACCTATGGTCCGTGCGAGTCTGTTTACGACGCTGGCGAAGATTTCGTCATCATCGGCAAGGCCCTAACTGATGATCAGCTTGAACAGATTTCAGGCAAGGTCGGCCACGACGAATATGCCGTCAGGATCAGTAAGGCGTATTTTCAGGGTACTGGCGGAAGCGGCTGATGGACCTGAATGAGGCCCTGAGGGTCGTGATTGAGGAGTGTCGGCGCAAGCGGGCTGCGCACATGCACTTTGCCCGTTCGATTTCGTCGGAGATCGGTCGCTATGCCCATATGGCAGATGCGAGCAAGTACGCTTTTCTTATTTCCGTTCTGGAAAACATGAGGAGGAACGGGTGAACGAGCAGGGTCGCATACCGCTTACCGGGCGCATTCATTTTCTCGCCGGGCTCTTGCACGGGCTCCATGACGGGCTCGGCCATGTGAAGAATGAGGATCTGGATCTGGAAATGATTGACCGCATTCGCTCGGCGCTGAAGGACGCGGCGAAATTGGCCGATGAGTTGACCGAAGAGATCAGCAAGCAATGAAGTGTCAATATTGCCAGACCCGCGAAGCGAGCCATGAGAATTTCGATGATTACGGGAATTATCATGTCTGCTGCTTTTGTCATGTTGCGCGCGGGTTTCCGGTCGATCCCAACCATTTGAATTGCCTGAAGGCGCAGCGCCGGATTGCCGATCAATCGTGGAAGGGCATCGAGCCGGAAGCATATAGGCCGCAAGGTGATCCGTGTACGCCAAATGAGACGGCTCGGATCAAGCGCGCCCTCGATTTGTTCGATGAACATAAGGAAAGATATTTCAGCGGTCACGAGCTGGATCATATTCAGAGGACGGCAGTGATTAATTTACTGTTTCGGATGCAGGAGCGCGAGCATGCCTTTTATGAAATTAAAGTTAACTGATAATCCTGATTTTGAGCGCTGGTGTTACGAGACGAAGGCCGATGGTATCTTGATCGATGGGAAGCCCGTCCCCCTGATTACTTATGTTCTTTATCGAATTGTGGATGAGGACGGAGATAAATTCGAAGAAACGATGGCAATATTGCAAATGGCTTTCGAGGCTGGGCAGAAGGCTCCTCGTGGCGATGAAGACTAGGAAAGACCCGGAGCCGTTGCCGAAGCCACATCCGAACTGCAAGCGCTGTGAGGAGCTGAAGCGTCGGCAGAGGGAGCGCATGCGCAGGAGGAGGCAGTGTGAAACGCCAGAAGCTCAAGCCCCCGCACACGGCTCCGCCGACCCGTGACGTGCTGGCGGTCGACAATCATGGCTTCGCTACCCGGATGCGCCGGAGCGAGCAGGGAGCGTGGTTCAAGCATCGTAACCGGCATCCGACCTTTGATGATCGCGATATTGCCGGGTGGATCGAAATGCCGAGCTTGCCGGAGGGTGTGAAGTGACGTTTCAGGTCGGAGACACATTTTACCGATATGAAGATGCTCCGGGTTCGACGGATATGGGCAGATCGGTTGCGGCTGCTATGGCGCGACGGTGCGCGAGGAGATGGTCTGGGCAAATCTGCCGAACTGGATGGCTCGGCGGTTGTGCCCGATTTATGGATGGAAGGGATAATGACTCCAGAGCGCGAAAGAAAGTTGATGGCTGCAAAGGTCTATATGGCCACTGAACTCAAGACATGGTGCGATCGATTTGATTTGACCGGACCTGAGCTTCTGGGTCTTCTTGCCCACATGACTGGGGCCGCCATAGCTTTTCAGGATCAGCGTACTGTTTCACGAGAGTTCGCCCTTGAGATTGTCATGAAAAATATCGAGGCGGGAAATGACGCAGCCGTGGAAGAAGTAAGATCTGCTGGAGGTTCGAGGCATTAAATGGTTAACCAGATCGGACTTGTCGATGCGCTCCCCGACGATGATTGGTACTGGGTCGGCACGATGTATCGCTCCGGCAAGTTCGCCGACACCATTCGCCTGCTGCCGATGGGCACCTACAAGCTTGTCAAACTGGAAGAGCTGCCCAAGGATGATCGTCAGTACGCGGTGAGCCAAGCCAAGCGGGTCATGCAGATCACGCGCCGCCCCGACATCGTCGCTCTGACGCATGAGATGGGCCGCGCCTCGGCCGTGTGCGGATGGAAAATAAATTGATGGGCTTGACATAGGTAATTATTGATACTAATTATTACCTATCGGCAGTTTTTGAGATGATTTTTCTGCCGATAGTCCCCATCAACTCAAGACCGGGGTCATAAGGCTTCGGTCTTTTTTCATCAAGATCACGAATGAGGACGGTGCGCATTAAAAGCCGAGGTTCGACGTTGCGGTTTTTTGATGTAGCTCAGATGGTTAGAGCTTCAGCCTTAAAAGCTGATTGTCCCCGGTTCAAATCCGGGCATCACCAAAGGCCCCTCAGAGCAGGCTACGCTCTGGGGGGTTCTCTTCAGAGGTAGGAGATGATCCCGTCACCGCATAAGGTCATGGAGGATATGGCAGATACGAGGAAGCTGTTTTTCCCAAGGATCTATGAGCTGTTCGACAGAAAGATCTGGGATGTGGCCGACGTCATTTTGCCGGATGCCGTTCATTTTGATTTTGCCGACATTACGCCGAGTGATGCGCATACCCAGTTTGCTTTTGATATGCTCGACAAGGGGCTTTACCGGCTGCCATTTCGGTCGGTTTTCTACACGGCCAAATGCTCGCCGGAAACGGGTCTGCTCTGCATCAGTGAGATGGTCGATGGTCAGATGGTGCATGGGGTCATTGCTTGTGCAGCGATGCTGACCTCTCATGATGATCACAAGAGGCGGTATGTGCCGCTTCTGTCGATCCACTATGTCGAGGGCGCGGATAATGAGTTCCATTATCGTCAGGCGTCTCTGGATGGCCAGCTTCGCACGCGCTCAACCAATGAGCCACTCGACGGGGACATGGCGGAGGATTCAGCCAATCGGGTGGTACGTGCTGCGTTCAGCTTCACGGCCATGCTGATGTCGAGGGAGATCGAGCAGACCATCGTCCCCGCTCCGATCAAGCTGAACCTTTCGCGTCAGCGCAAGGGCAGGCCGCAGATCAAGGATCGCCGGGTGATCTCCATTCGCATGCCGCAGGGCGTCCGCATGGAGACAGGGCCGCTCTCTGGCACGAGGAAGTCGCCCATCGTTCACTGGCGGCGCGGTCATGTCAGGCGGTTGCGCAACGGAAAGCTGCATAGCTTCCCGCCAGTATTGGTTAACGGAACCGAGGATGCCAAGAACACGGTTAAGCCCAAACTTTATCAATTCGCACCTTGCACCGCTGCCGCGGGCCGAATCGAGCAGGCGCTTCTTCAAGCGCGATCTCAAGACGGCGAAGTCGAATTTCGATAAGTGGTTGATCCTGTGCGAGCTGAACCAGCAGGACGCGGCCAACCTTCTGGGCTGCTCGATCAGCATGGTTCGGCAGTATGCAGCCGGAAAGAGAAAGCCGAAAAGACCGATGCGGGTCTACATGACCGTCATCGCATCGGGCCGCTATGGAGAATTTGAACCGTGGCCGAGCTAGCCCTGTTTGATCGCCCCTCGCGTTCGGGTGTGGCGCAGCACAAGACCTGTCCGCTTTGCGGGGCGGAGATTTCGCACGGCACCGAGATGCGCTATGCCGAGGGTCAGCGCATGGTCATGCGATTGGGCCGCATCGCCATGCTGACGCCCGCGCAGTTCCGGATCTTCTTTGAGCTGATGGACGTCTTTCCTCGGGCCGCCAACCAAGACCGGCTGATCTATCTGGTCTGGGGTGATGAAGAGGTTGCCCTGAGCACTGTCAAGGTGCATCTGTGCAATATGAACAAGGCGCTTAAAGGGCTCGGCATCAAGGTGAATAACAGCAGGGGCAACTTCTGGCTCTCATTTTCGAATGAGGCCGGGCAAGGGTGAGCAGGGCGCTACGCAAGCGCCCTTTTTAATGGGACCAAGGTCTATGGCGAACAGGCAGGACGATCAATCCGCGATCATCGCTGATCTTCAGGCGCGCGTTGCGACAATGACGATGGAAGTGGCCAAGCTTGGCGACAGGCTGGCCGCCGAGCATGAAATCAACGCGTTTCGAAATCGTCGTCAGCTCGTGCGCATCTCAACGCTGGAGAGACTCATCAGGGATGCCGGGCTGACCGTGCCGCGATCGCTTGGGGACCATGACAGCCTTCAGGGGGGCGCAGGGTCTGCGTAAAATCATATGACTGGATTACGGAACGGGCATGATGGCAGCTCCAGACCAGATCTCAGAGCTGGTGAGGGGGCTGCGCCACATTGCCAGACAGAACGATCATATCATCAAGCAGAACGAGAGAGCGATCCAGATCTTGGAAGCCAAAAGGGCCGGATTATTCAGCTTTCTGAGGGCGATCTGGAAGTCATTTTCAGGGCGGCTTTCAACCAATATCGGGAACTGGATGGCAGGGGCGCTCCTTTGGCTCCTCAGCCTCGAAGTCCTCGGATTAGGCCGGTTGCTCGAAAGGCTGGCCGGGTTCTTTGGGTAGAAGGCGGCAAGATCTGGATGTGGAGTGGCCTTCTGGTTACACTGGGTTTATTTGGGTGGTGGGTGGTTGATTACCTACTGTAGGTCTCGTATGGTCGGACGTCCCCTCGCCGGGACATCCCGATCCCCCAAGACGGGAGGAGTGGCGATTTGCTTCCCTGATCGCCACTCCCTTTGGAGGTAGCATGAATTTCTTGAGAAAATATGTCCTTAATGGGCCGATGTACTGCGTTGTTGTCGGCGTCTGCTTCGGCATTGCCCTGACCTGCTTCTCGCTGGTCGGGCTGCATCTCATCGATCCGTCCCCTGTTTTTTCGATCGGGGGCGACATCATCTTCAGGGCTGGCCTTGCCGCTCTCGTTCTCGGCATCATCGGTGTGGTCTATTGGAATCTGACCGATTAGATGCTCTTGGCCGCAGCGCTTATCGGGCGCTTCAGGTTGCTAGGGCCGGAGCGCCGTGCTGCGAAACATGCCTGTATTCCATCTTCCCGGCGCGGCTCGACCTCGAAAATGAGGGACAGCTTCGCTGTGTGGTGAGGGAGGTCAATGTCAATCCAACATGGACTTGCGCCAAATGGCGAGGGCTTGACGGCGCGTCAGAGGGCGAGGCTTGAGAAGGAGCTGGCTCTGCCCGGCAAGGTCTGCAAGATCTGCAAGGTCTGGCGTCCGATCGAAGATTTTTTCTTCAGGAAGGAATGTCTGAGCCACGCGCCGCACTGCTCGTTTTGCGTTAATGCAAGGGTCCGCAAGAAGCGGGCGGAGCGGATCTGCCCGCTGACGAGAAACATCTGGAAGGAATGCCGTCTGCGCTACCATGCGGGGCAGCGCCTGATGATCTGGCTCGCCATCAAGGAAGGGCTGAGCTACGCCCAGCTTCACAGGCGATTCGGTGTGTCTGACGGAGTGCTCCGGGGGCTGGTCGAGCGGTGGGGGCTTCCGCGCCCGCGGCGTGCGTCCCGTAAAGCGAACAGGGTCATATCCAGCGCCAAGCTTGCCGAGATACACAGGCTGATCAAGCAGGGATGGACTTACAAGGCAATTGGTCTCCGGCTCGGTTATTCCCGCTCAGCGATCGCATCGTACATCTACAATTACATGTTGAAGGACCTGCCCTATCCGCTTCCCGATGGGCGGGATTACGCGACATGGAAACGACTTGGCCTTGCAGGACCGAGGCCAGCCTCAGGAAGGGTCCCGTTAATACCCGGTCGGGACCCTTCCGCCATATCAGGAGATGCGCATGGCCCGGACCCTGAAGCGAAGGAAGCCGCGTAGCATGGCCGAACATATGGCCTTGATCGATGCGGACGGCCCCATTCTGCAGGACAACAGCTTTATCGCCAAGGAAAAGACCCGTATTCTCGATAAAATGCACCCCAAGCTTCGGGAGCTTGTGAGGGAAATTGGCGCTGACCCAGATGGTCTCAGACAGCTTTATCTGTACTATCGTCAGCAAAAACGCCTGTCGGAGGACGCGGCTCTTGTGGCGACGTCGGAAGACGCACGAGCACAGGTGGCAGAATATCAGCGCCGGTCGCGGCAAGAAGTCGAAGAAGATCAGAGAAGGCATGGCTCGTGTCCTGAATCCACGCGGTCACGTGCTCACGATCCGGCCGTCCAACGAAGACTTCGTGTGCGGTGAGGCGAAAGCCGTTTTCGTCTTCGGCGCACCATAGATCCTGCGGCAGTCGCCGGACCACGACATTGCCGAAATGGTACTCCATCGCAAAATTGTGCAGGGCACAGAAGAACTGGTCGTGCTCATCGGTCTTGGCCGGGAAGTGGGTCATGCTGTCAGGTGCCTTTCTCTCAAGCCCCATTGCTTTTTCAATGTGATGGCGTATTCAGTTGCCGTGCCGAAATTGTTGGCCAGCGCCAGCGTTTCGGTCTCGTTCGTCTCCAGCGCCAGCTTCTGCAAGAGGATGACGTCGCCGAGCGGAAGCTGCTGGCGCGGGATGAAGCAGAGCTTGCGAAACATGCGGGCGCGTCCGCGAAAGAAGGTCATGTGGCTCAGCTCGGAGCGATAGATGTTGGTGTGCGATCGGCCGACCAGAATGTAGGGGCTGTTGCTGGCCCCGCCGTGGATGACGATGAAACGATGATGGTCCCATGTCTCGCGCTGGGCAACTGTTAGGAATTCCCGAAGGGTTCGATCGGCCTTGTGCTCGGCTTCCTGAGAAATCCGATTTGGATTTGCAAAACGACCAAGATCGATGCCGTACTGTGCCTGTGCCTGTGTGAGGGCGAGCATCATCCGGGCGCGTTGCTCTTCAAGCTCGCGCTCCAGATTGCGGATATGCTCTGGGTGAGCCGTCTCCGGCGCTTGCAGGAGTTCAAGACGGCGGTCATGCGCCTGTTGGTCGAAGCTGCGGATGCGATGCTTGGCTATCTCGTCGAGGACCATCCCTGCAATGATGGTGTGGCAATATTGAAAGAAGGCCGTCGCATCGCTATAGCGCACCGCATGAACGATGCGGTCGTCCATGGCTTGGCAAGGGATGCCGGTCTGGATGTGACGATCGTCCGGGCCGTTGCCCTCACCGATGGTGAACAGGACGGCATGCATTCTGGCGTCGTATTCGATCCTTTCAAGACCGATGTGCCGGAAATCCTGTTCGACGCACCTGCGGACGCCTGCCCGCAGGTGGTTACACAGTGTTCGTTCCGCGCGCTCTCGATGCTCGGCCGCCGTCGCCAAGAGATCAGCCTCCGACAAGCGGCGGAGAGAAAATGGTCGTGGCGTCCGGATCGAATGCGCGGACCTTGGCGGCCGGTTCGCCATCCTTTGCCGGTGTGTACGCCAAGAAACCTCGCCCAACAAGCTCGCTAAACCGCTCGCTAGCACGCTGAATGGCATTGGCGTCTCCTGTATCGAATTCGTGTCTGGTGTCGCCAGTCCTATCCAAGATAATCTGCGTTCCCATTAAAACCTCCATTGGTTAGGGTCTTTTTATAAGCTCTGACATGTTGAAAGGCAATGGTATGCGCGTGTCCACCTTCACCGAAATCGATCGGAAATCTCTCGACCTCATCAAGCGTTGCGGCGGGTTCGTCACCATCAATCTGACCGATGGCGAGCCGCAGCTTGAGAGCGACACACAGATCTCGAAATACCGTCTTGATCGCCTGATCGCGCATCAGATGGTCATCCCATCCGGAGACAGTCTCTTCGGATCTCCACCTCAAACCTACAGGGTAGTTGAACATGAGTGCTTTTCAGAGTTATAAACGGGCCGTGCCAAAGGGTGAAATCGAAAAAGTTGAGGCTTTTCCGGGGACGCTCGGCGGATTCATCGTTGTCGTGACGGTCGGTGGCCGAGCCCATTTCGCAGCGTTCGAAGATCAGCTCAACATGACGCAGTTTTTGCTGGTCCTCATGAATCGCGAGAAAATGGTCGAGACGGCCAAGACCGAACCGGATGCGACAGCCAAGGTGGAGGCCAAGCCCAAACGCGGCCGTCCGCCTTTGACGGAAGAGGAAAAGGCCGCGCGCAAGGCAGCCAGAGCCGCCAAGCGAGCCGCCGCCAAAGCCAATGGGGTTGCCCCTCATGCCGATGTTCCGGCCCAAGCCGAGCCGCTCGCGGCGTAAGAAGAGTCCATACCCGTTGCGCGGCACCCCTGAGGGTGATGCGAAGGTTGGAACTTGCCCTCAGTGCCAGACGGACATTGCACGCGGCGACAAGTTCGTCGTCAATGTCGGGGGTCCGGTCATCCATGTGGGATGTGTCGTCGATTGGGTGATCGCCCGCCGCCGTGCGCGTCGTGAGCCCATTTTCGACGACAAGTTCCCCGGTACGCCTGAAGAAGAGGCGGCGGAGAACGGCACGATCTACGATGGTGAGTTCCCCATTTAGGGAACACCTCTCCTGAACATCGAATATACGCCCTCCGGGCCAACCCTCGATCAGTTTCATGCTGATGAGCGGTTCATGCGTGTCTTGCTCGGACCTCTGGGTTCCGGCAAGACCACCGCCTGTTGCTATGAGATCCTCCGCCGAGTCATTGCGCAGGCCCCGAACGATCAGGGGGTCAGGCAATCCCGCTGGCTGGTCTGTCGCAACACGTTGCCGGAGCTTGAAACCACGACCTTGCCATCGTGGCGGATGCATTTTGGCACAGAGCTTGGCAATTGGAAGACCACCGCCCCGGTGACGCATGCATGGCGTTTCCCGGTGGGCGATGGCACGCGCGTCGAGGCGGACATCTACTTTCTTGGCCTCGACGGACAGGAGGCGGCCAACAAGATCCGCGGCATGGAATTGACCGGCGCGTGGGTGAACGAGGCCAAGGATGTGCCGCGCGCGGTCATCGACATGATCACCGGTCGTGTCGATCGTTATCCGGCCAAGAAGCTGCGTGAATGGGTCGGGATCATCATGGACACCAACATGCCCGACGATGATCACTGGCTCTACACGCTGGCGGAGAAGACCCAGCCGGACAATTGGGGTTTCTATCGTCAGCCGGGCGGCGTCATTAAGGTCGATGGCAAGTGGGAGATGAACCCGCTTCGCGAAAATTCCGATCACCTGTCGGAGAATTATTACAAGAACCAGCTCCCCGGCAAGTCCGAGGAGTGGATCAGGGTCTATCTCGGGGCCGAATATGGCTATGTCGCCGATGGTCGGCCGGTCTATCCGGAATATTCCGACATCCACCATGTCGGTGATTTCGGCCCGGTCGAGGGTGAGGCGATCTACATGGGGGCGGACTTTGGTCTGACACCGGCCGCGGTCTTTCTCCAGTCCGATGTCTGGGGCCGCTATCGGGTGATCGGCGAGCTGGTCACGGACGATGTCGGAGCCAAGGACTTTGCCCTTGCCATCAAGCGCTATCTTGCGCGTCATTTCCCCGACTGTCCGATCGGCGGGGCATGGGGTGATCCGATCGGCGAGAAGCGTAATGCCGGTGACGATGACATTCGCACCACCTTCCAGATCATGGCGGCCAATGGCGTGAAGTTCCGCGCCGCACCGGGCAACAATCAGTTGGTGCTGCGCCGAGAGGCGGTCGCGGGCACGCTGACGCGCATGGTTGACGGCAAGCCGCGTCTGATGATTGCGCGGGATTGCGTGAAGCTGCGCGCGGCCATGAGCGGCAAGTACAATTTCAGGCGCGTTGCCCAGCAGGGCGATGTGTTTTCCGATTCGCCCAACAAGAACGAGTACAGCCACGTGGCCGAGGCGCTGCAATACGTCATGCTCGGTCTCGGCGAGGGCGGTGAGGTCGTGACGCAGCGCGACCAGAGGATCGTCAGGCCGGTCGTCGTGACCGGAACGCGCCATGCGCATCGCAAGATCAAGAATCGTTCCCAATCTGCAAACTTCATGTCGAGGAGTAACTTCCGATGAAAAGCAAGACCCCAGAAGTGCCCAAGCCTGCCGCGCCCATCCCGGTGCCGCAGCCGGACAGCCCGGAGCTTGTCGAAACGCAGCGCCGCGTCCGCCGCGACGCAGATGAACGGGAGGGCTCACGGTCTTCCCTGTTGACGCCGGGTGGTGCCCGCGGCGTGAGCGGCGGAGGCGGGACCAGTCGCCGTCGTCTCGGTATGGGCGCGCTGGCGTCCAACTACTAGGGGGAGAAGGCGCATGTCCCAAGATGTAATGGCAAAGCTCGTTGCCCGAGCCAAGCGGCTGAAAGAGGGACAGCGTCAATGGATGGTCCTCTTTGAAGATCTGGCCCACTATTTTCATCATATCCGCAAGGGATTTATTGATGAAATCACGCCGGGAACCGAGCTTCAGGAAGACATTCAGAACGATTGGCCCGAGACGGCTCGCCGCAATCTTGCCGATGGACTCGTCTCGGCCATGTGTCCTGCGGACCGGATGTGGATCGGCATGAGGCCGAAGCGCAAGGAGCTGTACGACATCCCCTATGTCAAGCACTGGCTCGATATGGCTTCTGACCGCATGTACACCTTGCTGTCCGATTCGATGGCCAAGTTCAAGGAATCCATGCACGAGCTGGCTGACGATGCTTCGGCATTCGGCACGGCGGTCATGTATGTGACCTATGACCGTGTCGCCAAACACTTTGTTTTTCAAGTCAAAAATCTGAAAAACTACGTCTTCGAGTTTGATTCATCCGGCAAGGTCACGCGCTCCTTCTGCTTCTGGATGTTCAGCATCGAGGATTTGGTCTCCGAGTTCGGCTTGGAGGCGCTGCCCGATGAAATGCAGGATGAGTATCGCAATCCCTCGACCGAGAGTGCGGGCTGCAAAAAATACGAGGTCGTTCAGGCGATCATCCCCAATGAGGACTATGCCCGCTTCGGTCTGGCTCCGGGCCGCCTGCCGCTCAAATCCTTGTGGATCTTGTGCAAGGGGTCGAAGCTGCTGGATGAGGGCGGCTATCATGAGACCCCTTACATTCCGGTGTTCTGGTATCGCCGCTCCGGCGAACCGTTCGGGCGCGGGCAGTCCGAGAGCGCACTGGCAGATGCCCGCCTGCTACAGGCCGTCTCGATTTCCCTGCGCGAGATCACCGAGAAGCAGGCTAATCCGCCGATGCAGGGGCCGTGGGACATCCTGCGCGGTGAGGTCGAGCTGTTCCCCGGTGGCTTTACCGCGTTCGATTCATCGGGCTTCCAGTTCCAAGGCGATCCGCTCCGGCCTGTCGAGATCGGCTCGAACCCGGCCATGACGGCGGAATATCTGCAATATCTGGAGACCAAGATCGGCCGGATCTTCTATGCTGATGCCCTGATCGGTCCACCGCCGAAGAATATGAGCGACGCCGATCAGCTTGCTCACGCGCAGATGGTCGCCCTGAAGCTGGGGCCGGTCTATGCGCGGGTGGAGGCGGAAATCATGCCGCCCGTTCTCGACCGGGTGTTCAATACCATGCTGCGCGGCGGTGCGTTCCCGCCGACGCCTGAGGAGCTGGAGGGCGAGCAGCTCATCTATCTGTTCGACAATCATATTGCCGACATGCGTGAGATCGCCGAGGCGACACGGTCGCTCAATGCCATCGGTTCGACCGCGCAGCTTGCCGAGATCCCCGGCGCGGGGGCGGCGCAGGAGGAAAATCTCAATTGGGATGTGGCCTTCCGGGACATCTGGGGCAAGTTCAAGATGCCGCCGAAATACCTCCGGTCGATGGAGGAGGTTATGGTAAATCGGCAACAGCGGCAGGAGCTTGAACAGGCGCAAGCGATGGCGGCGGTGGCCAAGGATGCCGCTCCGGCCTTAAAACAGGGGGTCGAGGGCGCAGTTCAGGCGCGTGAACAGGGTCTGCTGCCTCCGCCACAATAAGGGAACGCGAAGCCATGTCCGTAGATTACGCCTCAGCCAATGACGCCTCCAAGGACGCCGAGGAGCAAAAGCGCACCATTACGCAGGACTATATCGAGCTGTTCGCGACCGAGCAGGGCCAGCGCGTGCTTGCGCATCTGATCGAGAAGGTCCTGATGATGAGCGTCAATTTGCGCAACGGCACGCTGCCGCCGCAGAGCCCGGTCGGGCCGCAAGACGCTCTTTACCTGATCTCCCGGCAGGATGCCGCACGCGAGATCCTTGAAGCCTTGAATACCGATTACGCCAAATTCAAACCGACCGTCAAACGGCACAGATTTACAGCAAGAGGGTAAGCATGTTCATAAGGAATTGGGGCTGGGGTGCGATTTATCGCGAGGGCGAAGACGGTGGTGGAGGTGGCGGAGCAGATCCGGCTGGCGATCCACCTGCTGGAGATCCACCGCCCGCCAAGGACCCGCCTGCCAAAGCGGCCAAGTCCGCCGCTCAGCCGACATCCTTGCGCGCCCAGCTCGCATCGAGCCTCGATGATGAGGCCATTCGGACCGATTTTTCCAAGCTGTCCGAGAAATACACCGACGACAAGGAGTTCGTGAAGGGCGTCACCTCGATGTCGTCCGAGTTCGACAAGCGTGTGCCGTTGCCCGGCAAGGACGCCAAGCCGGAGGATCTGGACAAGTTCTATCAGCGCCTCGGCAAGCCGCGAAACTCGGCCGACTACAAATTTGATTTCGGCAAGGGCGAAGACGACAAGCCGGTCGAGCTGGATGATGTCGACAAGGGCATCTTCGAGGAATACAAGACTTTCGCGCATGAGCACCACCTGTCGCAGGCGCAGTTCGAGACCAACGTCAAGTTCTTCCGGGAGATGGACGGCAAGCGCGAGGAAGCGTTCAAGGCCAAGATCGATCAGGCCGGTGAGCAGGTCGAAAGAGAGCTGCGCGCGGAATGGGGCGCGGACTTCGACGCCAATATCGAATCTGCCAAATCCGCGGGCGAAGCCTATGCCGAGACGCCCGAGGGCTGGCGTGAGTTCGTCAATCTGCCGCTCGCCGGTGGAATGCTGGTCGGCGATCACCCCGTCTTTCTGAAGGCAATGGCCAAGATTGGCCGGATCTCGGCCGAGGAGCAGCGTGTCCGCAATCTGCACGCCTCCGGCGAGGCCGACGGCATTCAGGAACAGATCACCGCGATCGAGACGGAGGCCCGCGAGAAGGGCCATTCGACCTCCGAGGAGCCCTATCACACGAAGCTCACCGCGCTTTACAAGAAACTCTACCCCTCAACCGCCATGCAGGGGTCACAAGGAACAGGCTTCGCAGCCTAAACAGATCCGGCAGGGCACCCTCTTAAAGAGACCTTGCCGGTTTTATCCCACCTAACCCGCAATCAACAGACCTTGACCTCGGCCTCACGCGCGAGACCTGCCTTAAGGCGGGCACCCTTGCGTATGGCCGAGAGGGCACCCTGAAGATGCATTTCAACCTTCCAGCACAATGGAGGGTGATATGGCTGGTCCGACTATCGACCAAGCTTTTATCGTGAAATTCAACCGTGACGTTCACTTGGACTATCAGCAGAAGCAGTCCAAGTTCCGTGGTCTGGTACGCACCGACGCGGATGTCATGGCTGAGAAAGTCCGCTTCCAGAAAATTGGAACGCTGTCTGTCACGGGCAAGGCACGGAATGGTGACGTTCCGATCCAGAACCCGAACCACAGCTATGTGGACTGCCCGCTTATCGATCGCTACGGCGCTGTCCTGATCGATAAGCTCGACCTGACGAAGCTCAATACGCCTGTGCGTGAGAGCTACGTCGCCAATATGGCATGGGCCTTCGCTCGTGAAACTGACGACCAGATCATTGATGCCTTCGAGGCAGGCGCGACCAACACGGTCGGCGATTATTCCGCGGCTTTGACCGCGAATACCGCTCTGCTTGCCCGCGAGGCTCTCGATGACGAGGAGGTCGATTCCGATGGTCAGTGCTACTGCGCGGTGACGCCGCGTCAGTGGTCGCATCTGATGAAGATCGAACAGTTCTCGAACGCGGACTATGTCGGTGCAACCAACCTGCCATGGAAAAATGTAGGTCTTGAAATGAAGCTGTGGAACCGGGTGTTCTGGTTCCAGTCGACGCGCCTTCCCGGCGTGAAGACCACGCAGGTCAAGAACTATATGTGGCACCGCCGCTCTGTCGGCCATGCAATCGGTTCCGAAGTTGCCACGACGTGGGCATGGGAGAACCTGAAGCAGGGCTGGTCGGGCGTTGGCTCCATGTCCATGAACGCAGTCGTTATCGACGCCGACGGCATTGTCGAGATTCGTCTCGATGACACCGCCGCGCTGTCGTAAGAGGAGGATGCGATGACGTTCAAGCTTAAATCGACCTCCACGACAGGTATCCAGAACAAGCAGTATTTCTGGAATATCATGGCCATGGGGAACGGTGTTCAGTTGTGGGGTTATCTCACGGCTGATCCGGCCGCCACGGTCGACGGCTCCGGCTACATCACGGCGCAGGAGCTGATCGACACGCTCAACGTGGGTGATCTGGTCATCTGCTGGATTGCGGATGCAATCTCGGATGCCCTCAATCACCAGCAGGACATGGCCCTTGGTATGGCGGATGTGTCACTGCACATGGTTTTGGAGAACTCCGGAACGGTTGTGGACTTGTCCCCCGACCTGCTCGGTGCGAACCTCAGCTATGGCGATTGATCGGCACTACCAGAAGGGAAGGGGGGATCTTCCTCCCTTCCCACCTCAATCCGGAACCGTGATTGTCTGCGGCAGTGCGTGGACGCTCCGGAACGATTTCAATCGGGCACGGCGGCTGTTTCCAACGGCCAAGGTGATCGCGGTCAATTATGCAGCGGGCCTCGTGCCCGCCGATTTCCTGTTTTCGCTGCACCCGATCAAGATGGGCAAATGGGCGGACATGCAGCGCGAGATGAACGATGACTTCACCACGCATTCCTCCGGGGATCTGGGCCGCCTGAACAAGCTTGGCAAGCCGCGCCCCGACTGGCAGCGGCATGTCGATTATTGGTGGCCAGAGGCGCGCACGCCGGGCTCATCGGGCTGGGGCGCGCGGCGCTTGGCCAAGCTGATGGGCTTCGATAAGGTGGTGCTGTGCGGGGTGCCGGTCTCCAAGGGCGGCTATGCCTTGCGCGCCGTGACGCGGGATTGGGGCCGCGACGGCAATGTTCGCGCCTATCAAAAGGCGATCGAGCTGGATGTGGAGTATCACGAGGGCGTCATTTCGATGTCCGGATTCACGATGGAGAAATTTGGTGGTGAACCCAATAGAGATGGCCATGATGTCGAAGATTCCGAAGCGGGAGAAGTTTAAGCCCCGGCGCTGGAAGGTGCTCGCCCAGCAGATCGAAGCGAAAGGCTGGACACACGGGGCCGAACTTGGCGTCTACAAGGGGATGACCCTCATATACCAGCTCGCGCGGTTCAAAGAGCTGCATATGCTCGCTGTCGACACGTGGACGCCGCACGTTCAGGAAGCAGACGTTCCCTCGCCCGAAGGCTTTCGCTCCTACGAGGAAGATGATCTGGACGCCTATCTGCAAACGATCCAGCGCCGTATTGCAGAACTCGATGCCGTCGATCGCTGTGAAATCATGCGGATGACGACGGATCGCGCTGCTGATTTTGTCGCCCCCCAATCGATCGATTTCGTTTTTATCGATGCCGATCACACTTACGAGGGGGTCAAAAACGACATCTTGCGCTGGGCTCCCAAGATCCGCGAAGGCGGCATGTTGCTGGGGCATGATGCGAATAATCCTCCGTTTCCCGGTGTGAACAAGGCGCTTGATGAGCTGCTGCCCGGCTGGGAAGCAGGGCACGATCATACATGGATGATCGAGATCGAAAAGGTGAACAATGATCTCGCCTGAATATATCGAGGAAAACAAGCGCCTGCATCAGGAAATTGCCGATTATGGCGCGTGCGGTGCGCGCAATGCCGAGCAGGTCTATGCGCTGATCAACCTGTTCCGGCCGAAGAAGATTCTTGATTTCGGCTGCGGCAAGGGCAGCCTCAAACCTGCGGTCGAGGCGTTGATGTACAAGCGGCGGTCCGCTCTGCCGCAGACAGGTCGGTTCACCGATCGCATCCGGCGCAAGAGCATTTCACCGATCGCGGATTACCCGCGGTGGTCGGAGTATGATCCGGCCATCGAGGGCAAGGATCGGTTTCCGGTCGAGGGGTTGTTCGATCTGGTCGTCGCCACCGACGTTCTGGAGCACATCGAGCCCGACCAGCTCGAAGGGGTTCTGGAGACCATACGCGGCTGCACGGCGCACGCCTTCTTCTGCACGATCGGCGTCACGCCATCGACGCGCAGGCTGTCCGACGGCCGCGATGCGCATCTCATCATCGAAAGGGAGCAATGGTGGCGACAGGAGCTGCACGCGAATGTCTTCGAGACGGTGGTCACGCTGCCATCCAGCCGGAGCGGTGTCATCACGCTGCTGGCGATGTGATCAATATCGTCATGATGAAATGGGCCAGCACGGGGTGGGGACGTGTGCCGTATACCAGTGCCCATGTGAACAATCTCGTCGCAGGTATCGACCGCAACACCAATCTGAAAGTTCGCTACCACCTGATCACCGACGACCCCGAAGGCGTCGACGGCAGTGTCATCGTGCACCCGATCTGGAATGACGGCGTACGCGAGAAGGGGGGCTGCTATGTTCGGCTTGAGCTGTTTCACCCCCGGATGCGCGACATGATCGGTGAGCGCTTCTGTTCGATCGATCTCGACGCCGTGGTCATGGGCGACATGAACCCGATCCTCACCCGTCCGGAGGACTTCATCATCTGGAAGAACGGTTCGTCTTCGCTCTATTGCGGCTCGATGTTCATGATGAATGCAGGCTGCCGGTCGCAGGTTCGGGATTTCTTTGATCCGGACCGGCTGGTCAGACGGTCGAGTGGCAAGTTCAATCGCTCTGGCGGCGTGCATTGGTACGATCCGGCCGTGCGCAAGGCCGGTCACATTCTGGGCTCCGATCAGGCCGTGATCGCTCATGTGCTCGGCCCCGGCGAGGCCACATGGACCAGCCGGGACGGTGTGATGAGCTTCAAGAATGATATTTTGAGACATCGTGCCATGATCTTCGATGCGCGGATCGTCTTCTTTCATGGCAAGGAGGACCCGAGCCAGAAGCACTTACAAGACAAATATTCATGGATTCAAGAGAACTGGGAAAAGCATGACGATATTGAGAGCAAAAGAGAAAGACCTTAAGCTGTGGTCTTCAGCCCATGCGCGGGCTCGATACGATTACGATGCCGATGAATACCTTCTTGACGAGATGTTGAATGATGAGTTCTTCGGCGGCTGTCATGCCATCTTGAAGAACGGTGATTATATCACGATCACCGACGCCGAAGATCAGGTTATCATTGTCCGGGTCGACTTCATCGACAAGAAAGCTCTCACGGTTGGCCTCTCGAAGATGGAGCGTTTGCACGCACTTCCAGTCGTGAAGCCACGCGAGGACGTTGTCAATGATCCGGGCCTTGCCCATCGGTGGCGGACGTCCCGCGGCGGTGGACATTCCATAATCACAGCCAAGGGCGAGCTGGTCGGCATTCAATATGCCTCGAAAGACGACGCGGAGCGCGCCATCGCCATCATGTACGAAAACGCAAAGTTCATACCCGCGCCCGCACACATGCCGACGCGACAATTCGCGAAGAATATCAAGATCTTCGACTTCGATACGGAGTGACGTCATATGTCCTATACCCAGACGCTGATCGGAAATCTGGCCATGGGCCACCTTGGCGATCGGGAGATCAGCGATATTAATGATTCGCAGGACCTGGATGCCATTGTCCTGAAGCGCTACTATGCCCATGCCGTGCGGCGGACTTACGAGTCGCATGACTGGATCTGGGCGCGGCAGAACTATCAGCTTCAGCGGCGATCGGAAACCCCGGTCACGCGATATGCCTACGCTTATGCAAAGCCGCCTCATTACAGGCGGCTTTGCAATGTGTCGGAATATTCCGACATGCGCGCGACCATCGACGAATTTCAAAATGCCGATGGCGACATCCAGACGGATGCGGAAACTGTCTTCATGGAATATGTGTCGGGAGAATGGTCAGAGGGCATCTGGCCTGCCTATTTCGCCGATTGCGTCGGCGTCCAGCTCGCCATTCATGCCGTGATGCAGCTTACCCACGCCAAGGACGTCAAGGCGGATCTGATGCGGATGTTCAAGCGGGAGACCTTGCCCGAGGCCCGCTCGGTCGACAGTCAGGGTCAGCCATCAAGGCGTCGCATCATCCGCTCACCGTGGAACGAGGCCCGAATGAGCGGTCGTGGATCGAATTTGCGTCGGAATGCCTGACACATTCAGGGCAGAGATCGTAGCTGTCCCAGCTCAATCTTGAAGAGACCATCCAACCCTTCGCTCTGGCTTCGTCGGCTAGCATTGCTTGTTCGCCCCACCTGTATCCATAAAAGCGATAAATCCCTTTGTGATCCGGATAGTCACCGTCGAATGTTGATTTGCATTCATTGCATTGAATATATATCCCGCTCATAGGTTATCTCCATGGCCAATCTTAACGCCTATATCCAGACATTTGCGGGCGGTGAATTTGGCGATGCCATGTCCGCCCGCGTCGACATCGAGAGCTATCAGGCTGCTTGCGAGTTGTCCGAGAATTGGTGGCCGCGTGCGCAGGGGCCGATGTTCCGGCGTCCGCCTTTGCAGTACATCGATTCCTTCGAGAATTCAGCTCTGAAAGGCATCCTCAAGCGCTTCGAGTTCGATGTTGGTCAGAACTATATGCTGATCGTGGTCGAAAACAAGATCTCGTTCTATCTGAACGACGGGGCGCTCGACTTCCCCACCGTGACGGCCTCGATCTCGAATGGCAATTTCAGCAATTTCACCGGCTGGACCGACAATTCCGAGACCGGAAGTTCGGCCGGGGCCACCGGTGGTCAGATGTTCCTGACCTCGAATGGCGCAGGTGCCGCACGGGCGCGCACGACCTTCACGGTCAATGAGGACGACACGGTTCACGTCTTGCGGTTCATGGTCTCCAACGGCCCTGTCGATCTGCGCATCGGTACGGCCGCTGGAACCGGGGGTCTGGCGACAGCCACAGGGCTGGCTCGCGGCCTGCATCAGATCGAGTTTCTCCCAACTTCGACCGGAACGCATCACATCGAGATCTCTCACGCTGCCAATGCATCGACAAAGACCGTCGACGATCTGGCCATCGTCACTGCGGAAAGTCTCTACACGATCAGCTCGCCATGGACCGAGGAAGATCTGAGGGGGGTCTCGACGGCACAGGATGGCGATCGGCTTTATATGTTCCATCGGGACTATGCCCCTCGCGTTCTGGAACGGCGCGGACATAGATCGTGGTCGATGATCTATTTTGAGCCCGATGATGGGCCGCTGGAGTTCGGCGACCCGACAATTCAGATGACCCCCAGCGTCAGATCCGGCAACGGAACGATGACCTCCGAGGTGAATTATTTTTCCGCGGATGATGTCAGGCGCTTGTTGCGGGTCACGCATTCGGGTCAGTTCATTGAGGCCACGGTGATCGATGATTCGGTCTACACCGACGCGATCAAGGTGGCCGGGATCGGCATCGATCGAATTTTCGACGTTACCATTACAGGGACATTTTCTGGAACCATTACGCTCCAGCGTTCCGTCACCAATCAGAACGATTTTTCCGACGTCATCACCTTCACGGCCGCCAGCAGCGAAACCTACAATGACAGTTACAGCGCCTCTCAGGACAGCGGCAACAAGGCCGGATCATCAGATGCTGTCTATGATGTGACCTCGGAAGACGATGCGGCCAATTATGGCCGTCTCGACAACACCACGGTCTATTACCGGCTGGTGGTCAAGCCCGGTGACTGGACGTCCGGAAGCGCCACGCTTCAGATCTCGACGGAGGGCGGATCACAATCCGGGATTGCCCGGATCACCGAATTCACCAATGCCACAACGGTCTCGATCGAGGTCCTTGAGCCATTTTCGCAGGCAGGCGCATCCGACATTTGGGATATTTCACCATGGAGTGCAGAGTTCGAATATCCCGACATCGTCGCCTTTGCCAATGGCCGTTTATGGACGGCGCGGCGCAGGCAGCTCTGGGCCTCTGTCCCTGATGACTATTTCTCCTTCGAGCAGGGCACCGAGGCCGACAACGCCATTGCCATAACCTTGCGCTCCAAGAGCGCGGAAGGTGTACGCTGGATGCGCGAGCTGGATTTCCTGTGCCTTGGCACGCGCAATGAAGAGTATGTGATCCGCTCGACCTCGCCCAATGAGCCGATCGGCCCGTCAACCACGGAGCCATCCCTGCAAGGAGAGGAAGGCGCGGCGACCATCGAGGCGGAGGTCGGCGGCGAATCGATCCTTTATGTGCATCGCAATGGTCGCCGGGTCATGCAGTTCACGCACAACTCGCGCGCTCTGTCGCCGGACAGCTTCATCTCCGTCGATCTGACGCGCCTCAATCCGGACATTTGCGAAGACGGCATCATCAACATGGTGGTCCAGCAGGAGCCGGAACGACGAATTTTCGTGGTCCTGAAAAACGGTCTGGTCAAGACGGCGCTATTCCGCCGCGAAGAAGAGATCGTCTGTTGGACCACCATGCGCACTGATGGGGTCATCGAGGATGTGGCCGTGCTGCGCGAGTCCGATGAAGATGCGGTTTACTTTATCGTCAGGCGCAATATTGACGGCACATTCGTTCGTATGCTTGAGCGGATGCGCTCCGAAGTGATCCTGAATGATGAGGATCTGGTCCACCTCGATTCCATGCTGGAGACCGATATTTCCCGGCCGGATGGGGCGATCACGCCATCGTCCATCAGCATCGGTGCCGTCACGGTGACGTCGCCGGATGATGTGTTTTCCATGTCTGATGAGGGCAATGTCCTCTGGGTCGATGGCGGCCGGATCACGATCGACACCTACAACAGCGCCACCTCGATCACCGGCACGATTGTCTATCCGCTGCTCGGCAAGACCAATTCCATGACCGGGGCGCGCGAGGCGCGCGCGATCGCGCCGGGGCGCTGGGGGATTGCAACGGCGGTTACATCCGTCACCGGACTTGATCATCTGGAGGGCATGACCGTGCAGATCTGGGCCGATCTGACCTATCAGGGCACCGCGGTCGTCTCTTCCGGCGAGGTCGCTCTGCCAAGCGGTGTGTCAGCCTCACGGATCTTTGTCGGTCTGTCGTTCGAATCGCTCTGGGTCAGTCTGAAGCTGGCTTATGGCGGACAAAAGGGAACGGCCGTCACCCAGAAGAAGCGGGTCAATACCATGGGGCTGTTGATCTCCCGGTCGGCCGATACGCTCTTCATGGGCGATAAGTTCGGCAAGCTGGAACCGCTGGTCAAGCAGTCCGCCCCCAGCTTCATCGGCAATTCGCCGCGGCTTTACACCGGAGAGGCTCATGTTCCGTTCAACGGCCGGTTCGAAGACGACCCCCGGATCATTATCGCGACGGGCAATTGCGGACCCGCAACCATCAAGGCCCTTATCCCCAATATCCAGACCAACGAACGCTGAGGGATCGCCGCGGATCATTCAGATCGAACCGTGGCATTTTACCTATTTTCTACCCAAGGAAGAAGCGGAGAAGCTCAACGGCCGGGCGCTCGGGCGCACGCTGGTTGCCGCGGACGGCACGCCGCTGGGGTTCGGCGGCTGCTATTTCGATGAGAATGCCGACGGGCAGTGTGTCGCCATCGCCTTCTTCTATGGCGGGCCGAACGGCTATTTCATGCGCAAATATATGTCGCTGGCGTTCCGGGCCTTCGCTGAATCGGTCGAGATCATCTACGGCATGGGGATCGGCACTATCTACGCGGCCGCCGACCGGAAGGTCGAGGGGTCGGAGAGGTTCATCAGATGGTGTGGCGGGGAACTGGCGGTCATCGACAACCAAGATCCTGACAACCCGATCTATCTCATAAAACTGGAAAATTCGCCGCTGTTGAGACGCTCCAAAGCCCGGACTCTAACCATCTGAGTTACTTTGAGCCCTTAGCTCGCAGGGTGGAATCGAACCACCGACCGCCGACCTTTGAAGCGCCCTCCATTTTCATAACAAGGATTAGTGCCCATGGCAATGGCAGCAATGGCCATCTCGGCCGTGGCCGGTCTTGCTGGCTCGGTCATGCAGGCATCCGCCCTGAATGCACAGGCTGAAGCTCAAGAAAAGATCGCCCAGTTCAACGCGCATCAGAAAAATATTGAGGCCAACCGGCGTCAGGCCGAAGGCGTTCTTCAGGGGCAGCTTGAAGAGCGGGAAGCCCAATCCCTTGCCGGGCGCGCTCGCGCAGCTTTTGCGCAGATCGGTGTCGATACCAGCAGCGGATCACCCCTGTTGCTGGAGCAGGACATCATCAAGGAAGGCAAATTCCGCTCCGGAATTGCCGTTGCCTCCGCGCGCAATGAGGGCCGGTCCCTGAAGGAATCCGGCAAGGCCGATGTCTATGAAGGCAAGGTCCGTGCGGCTGCATCGCGCAGTCAGGCGAGAGCCTCGCTTCTCGGTGGCATCGGCAATGCCTTCGGCACCATCGGCAAAATGAACTTTGGATAACACCCATGCCCAACATTCCGACCCGGCAAGATCTTGGGCGAGTTCGCGTTCAAGGCAGCGCTCCGCCTCCTGAAATCAATCCGATGGTGGCCTACGACATCGGCCGCGCGGGAGCGGCGTGGAAACGCGCTCTTGAAGAGGTCGGAAGCGCATTCGCCAAGCTTGGCGAAAAGGAGCAGGCTGTCGAGGACCAGCGCTGGCTGTCCGAACGTAAGCTCGCCGTGCTTGAGGCAGATGATGCGATCCGGCGCGAAACCGCACTGAATGCCGAGCCTAATGGCGCTGGCTACGAGGCCGCGCCGGTTGAACTGTTCAAGAAGATCGAGGAGGAGGCAAGCACCCCCGGTGGGTCTGAAGCGGCCCGGCTGAACTTCGAGACATGGAGCGCCGAGCGCGGCTTCGAGACCGGCCGCTGGGCGTCGAATACGGCCCAGACCCAGCTTCGCGATTACACCGCTGGCAAGCTCGACAAATCGCTTGAGACTTACACGAATCTGACCACCTCGCGCCCAGAAAATGCAGGCGAGTATTTCACCGCCTATGAAGAGGAGGTGCGCTCCGTCATCGGCACGGCGATCACCAAGGCGGAAGGCGAGGCGCGCATCGCGCAGGCCCGCGAAGGCATTCTCAAGACCTCGACCATCTCCAAGGCGATCAACGATCCCTCATCGCTGGCCAAGGCCATCGGCGCGATCGACGGTGCAGGCGGGCAGACCGATCCCGAAATCAATACCGAATTGCGCGGCTTCGATGCGCAGCAGCGCGCCTTGGCTGGAAAGGGGCGCGTCGCCAGCACCATGGCCCGTGTGTCTGTCCGCCTTGAAACCGGCAGTTTTAATCCGCTGCGTGGTATCCGGCAGGTCGCCAAGGATGCGGGCGGCACTAAATCCTATGGCAATTTCGGGCTCAATTCAGGAGGCGGGGCTTCATCGAGCGCTGCACAGTTTCAGCGCAAATACGGCGATCAATTCGGACTGACGGCCAAGCCCGGCACTGCGGCGTTCGATCGGCAATGGCGCAATGCGGCGGGCGCGGCCCCGGTTGAGCTGCATGCGGCCG